ATGGCTGGTGGAATGGTCGGATTATCCTTATGGGCGGTACGATGCAAGGTCAGGGCACGCTTATTACTGGTTGGTCATCATCGACGAAGACGTACACATTCAAGGCGTTTACCAGAGTGCCGACAACAGGCGATCCGTATGTTATTGTTTGAGGCAATGGTAGCGTGCGGTGGCAAGTTGCTCCTACGAATAGTGATGACAAATGAACGCAGGCTCAGATCAAATATGGGTTTCGCTCATCACCATGTTCGGCTCCATTTGCACGGCCGCCATTGGCGCTTTCATCGCCATCAAGACGATTGCCATCAAGAACGTGGCCGATAACGCAGCCAAAGTAGCAACTGACACCCACACGCTCGTCAACAGCAATATGGGAGTTCAACTGAAGCTCAACCGCGACCTGTCCAAGAGGGTGGCGGATTCGAGCGGCAACGAGCAGGACAGGGCCGTTGCGAACCTGGCGGAACAGATGTATTTGGAACACATCAAGAAGCAGGCGATTGTTGACGCGAACCTGATCAGTCCGAACCCATTACCAGTAAATCCGGTAAAACTGTAACATGGACGACAGAGATAGTTTTAATGGCTGGGCTAGGATCTTGGCGATAGGCGTGATCATCGTCCTTCTGGCCATTTTGGCAGCTTTCATTCAGAACGCCATGCAGATAACGCGCGAGGGCAACGTCGATATCAGCATCAAGAATCTGGATCAGAAGATAGAACATATCCGGATGTTGTTGGAGAAAGGAAGGTGAACGATGAGTATAGGTTTTGTCTTTTGGCTGCTCATGCTTCTGTGGATACTCTTCGGCCTCTACGTTGGCTGGCCAGGCAGACCCCAAATTGCTTATGGGCCCATCGGCAGCAATTTGCTCCTGTTTATCCTGTTGTTCCTACTCGGCTGGGCCGTGTTCGGCTTTATCATTCAGGGTGGCCCAGTGATGGTGCGGTGATGAGATGGCTATCCAACCTCTGGGACCCAACAAACGAATTTCTGGCCCAGAGTTGTCACATTGGCTGGGGAGCGTTCCTTTCGCTGATCCTCTGCCTCATCGGTCCGTGGTGGTTCGCTCCAGTTGCCCTTGTTTCAGGATCATTCCTGAAGGAATTCGTTGTTGACCTGTACTGGCTGCACGAGACGACAACTTGGCAGGCGGAGACGGCTGATTTCGGCTTTACGTGTCTGGGGGTTGGTCTTGGTATTCTGACGTGGTGGCTCACAGGTGCCAAATGACGCCTCCCGAAAACATCGGCCACGCCCGCTTACTGCTGGTGATAGCTTTCTTGGCCTGTGTCATATTGATTCTCCTATTTGATGTGTGGGCCTGGGCAACACATGGTAAGGAAGCGACGGCGAGCACGCTGATTCACCTGTGGGCCAAGGAGTGGCCGCTGTTGCCATTTCTTGTGGGCATGGTAATTGGTCATTTGTTTTGGTAGGGTACTGCTCATGAACAAGATCACTATTAACTGTCCTCCCGAACCAGTCATTCGCAAGCACAAGCACTGGTGGTGGCCATTCGGCATTATGCAGGCGCAACCGATCACGGCCACAGGGACGATCCTGGGGCCGGACGGTGCAGTCGGCGAAATTGAGATTGTCTTTCCCTTGTGTGACGTGCACCGGATCGGCATAGGCCACTTCATGGTTGATGCCGTGACAGCAGAGGGAACAGTGGTGTGGACAAAACGAAGTCATCACTAGGAGGCTCGGATGCCGACCATTCACATTGCTGGCCACTTGGGAACGCCGCTGGAAATCTCAGACACATTTGGTGGCGACTTTGCTTGTGTCGATCTGATCGGCAAAGTGGTCAAGATTACCCATGCGGCGGTCAATGAAGTCGTGTTCGAGGTGGTTCCGGAGGGTGTGTCAAATGGCACTTTGGCTCCTGAAGGTTCTTCATGCACTCGGCTTGACGAATCTTTCTGATGATCAGGTTGCTAAGTACATTTTTCTAAAAGGAGGACAGTCATGAAATGGATTCTCGCTCTGATTGTTGCGTTTTTTCTGGCCGCTTCGGCCGATGCTCAAGTTTTCCGTTTTCGCGGTTCGGGCTCGTGCTCATCTGGTTCGTGTGGTGCTGCCCAAACCCTCTCCGAACCGGCTACCACCACGACGGTACAGGTTACGACCACAACGGCCGGTGAGACGCGAGTACGTGTGAAGATATTAAGTCGCTTCCATGGAAGACGCCGAGGCGGCTGTTGAAGCACGAGAAAGCCGTCGTCTCGCTCCTGCACCGAAAGGGTTGGCCGAGATAAACCAGGCTTGACAGCCCGGAGAGACGGGCATTTGATTCTCCCCGAGAGGGCACGCGTGGGAGACGGCATCGCAGCCGGCCCCGGCCGCCATGATGGTTAGGCCGGGGCATTTCGAGGCGGACATGAACGAAATCATTCCTGGACTCTGGATGGGTGGAGAGATCATTCCGACGCTTGATACGTCGTTCGGTGCGGTTGTTGACTGCCGCATGCTGGAAGACATCGGTTGGCCTAGCATTGATAGGGCATTTCTTTGGATTCCATTTCTCGACGTCCCCGTTCTTCCTGCGAATTGGTTGATCGAGCAAGGATGCCAATTCATCAAGATTGCTTTGTATGGTGGCCTGAAGACTCTGGTTCATTGCACGGCTGGGCATAACCGTTCTGGGCTCATCGTCGGCAGCTACTTGATACTCGGCAAAAGCATGACGCCATATGACGCCGTCGCCTTAATCCGCTCCAAGCGTGGTCCGGAAGCGTTGAGCAACCTAACATTCGAACGCTATTTGATGGGTCTCCATGCCTGAGAAGCACCACATCATCAAGAGTCCGCTTCTGCCGTGTCCCTTCTGCGGCTCAGCGCCTGCATTGATTCATGAGTACATCGGAGACAACTTGATCCGTATGGGCGTCCAATGCACTGGCGAAGGTTGCTGGGCCACGATCAAGGACTACCAGGAGAACGGCACACCTCTTGAGAACCTAACAACCGCGTGGAACAAACGAGCACCACAATGATCGTAACCCCAGCACAAAACGGCAGCACTATCCAGGTTAAGCCTGGAGAGCCTATTGAAGTCCACCTACCGGAGAACCCCACGACCGGCCACAAGTGGACTCCGACCGAAACCGGGCCCGTCGCTCTGGTGGGAGACGACTACGAAAAAACCTCTTCGACCATCGGCGGTGGAGGAGTGCGGAAGTTCAAGTTCGTTGCCCATGGTGATGGGATTGTCAAATTGATCCACAAACGACCTTGGGAAGATCAAGGCGTAGGCGATTTCACGCTGAATGTTGAGATCACATAGCTTTTATGAGACTGGCTTCGGGTGACCGAGGCTGGTCCGCCGCTCTGGCTGGTTGGTAATCGCTGGCCAGAGCGGTAATAATCCGATTACCAGGACCAGCTTCAAAGGAGATTCTCATGGCAATCGGTTACAAGGGATACAAACCGGCACCTCCAGAAGTCCGCAAAAAACTCCACGACGAATCGTTCAAACGTCATGGGCACCGGATGAAGTCACTTCCACGGAATAACTTGCCTCCGGCTTTTGATTGCTCAACGGCTCCTGGCATGGTTGTTCTACCTGTTAACGACCAGGGAGCGTGCGGCGACTGCTTCATGATTTCCGCCTTCGACGCATGCTCGATGGCGCTGGCCAAGGCTGGCGTTCTACCTGCCACGGAAGCGGCGAGACTATCCGGCCAGTGGGGACTTGATTGTCATGGCGACTGGGGCGGCTGCAATGGCGGCGACGAAGCCCAGGTGATTGATTTTGTCAAGACGAACGGTGCTATCCTCACCAAAGACTACGGCCCTTACACGGCGTCGGCTGGCACTTGTCAGGATGTAAGTGGCAAAACCCTATACAAGATTCAGGATTGGGGCTATTGCACACCATCTCAGCAACAGGGTATCGCCAACACGGACGACATGAAGGCTGCCATGGTGCAATATGGTCCGTTAAGCGTTGCCTTCGACGCCTCCGAATGCAATGGCTACACCAATGGCACCATGACCGGAAACGGTACATCGGTTGACCATGCTGTCATCTGCAAAGGATGGGATGACCTTCATGACAACGGTGATGGCACCATGGGAGCATTCAAGGGCAAGAACCAGTGGGGAGCCTGGGGAATTGACAACACTGGAGATTTCTGGATCAAGTACGGCGCCGATTCGTGGGGCACTGAAGCGATATGGATTCTTGGTGGTGCTGTTCCGCCTCCGCCACCTCCTCCAATTTGTCCTGCTGGCCAACATTGGGACACGACACTGTTAAAATGTGTGCCGAATGTTCCGCCTCCGGTTTGTCCACCGGGTACGCACCTCGATCCGGTAACTAATACTTGCGTTCCTGACGGTCCACCGCTTGGTTCCGTTGTTAACATTCCGGCTCTCGCCATTACTGTGTCCGGTATCACTCTGCCGCTGCGAACAGTTCCAACCACGGTTCCAGTGACGCCGATGACTCAACTTCACGGTGCGACTGTTATTCCGTGGGCCTTGATTTGGATGATTGTGCAACAAGGAATTAGTTGGGTTTGCAATAACGTCAGCAAGTTGCCGCCAACATGGCAGCCCATTGTCACAGAGATTTGCGGATTCATCCCGCACACGAAAAAACCGTGCGGCGGATGTTGAATTACTGTCCATCGGGTGTCGGACTTGTTGTCCGGCACCCACTTTCATACAATAACGGATACCATGGAACCACAAATGAATCACGATCATCACCACTGCTGCTGCAATTGTGAGTTGATCCAAATCAAACTGAATACCATCCTTCAACTTCTCATCAATCCAGGGAAGCCGGTTGATTTGAACATCGTATTTGGATTGACGCCTAAAACTGAATCGGCACCTGTTGTGCCGGCTCAAACGTGACAGAATTTCTTTGTGTTTCTTTTTTAAGGAGATGATTATCATGGCGAACAAAAAAGGTACAGGCTCTCCGATCAAGAGTGCGTGTCTGAAAGCTGCTCTTAAGGGCGGCGGCAAGGGTGCGGTTATGCCACCGATCACCCTGACGAGCGTACCGGCATCAATCACGCTTCAGCCGGTTGATGTGAATGGCAACGTGGTCGTGCTGACTCCGTCCGATTCGGTGACTGGCACTCTGACGAGTGACAGTGCCAGCTTTGTCATTAACCCAGGCACGGACAGTTTGCACTATACGGCCACAATTCCAGCGAATACTCCGCAAGGGACGATCGTTAACCTCTCGGCCACGCTCGTCGGCACTATCCAAGGTTCGCCGGCTAACTTCACGGCCAGTGTTCAACTCACGTTGAATATTCCGCCTGTTCCGGTCGCGGTCGACCTCGATATCGTGCTTGGATAGTTGATACACTTCCGCCAGGAGTGGACCGGTCCCAATGGCCTATTTGGACCAGGGACCGGTTTTTCTTGACAGAACTAATATTAGGCGAGACAATTGTCTTTCGAACAAAGTATGTTGCTTTGTTTTCTCTCACCGCAAGATGAGAGCGGATTGAAACAGAGGAATGAAGTGCATGGGTTGAAGCAGGAAGACAGAACTCCTTCGGAAGCTCGGTCTTATTGGCCGGGCTTCTTTTTTGAGAAAATCCAAAAATATTATCAATTTGGCCTTGCCAACCAGGCTTACTCATTTTGTAGCATATTCCATAGTACATTTTCCAAGAGGAATCGACGTGGAGATTCGCAAAGAGATTATACGGCCCGGCACGTATACCTACATCGATCCACGGACTAATAAGCCGGAAAAACTCACTGTCACTACCGACACAATTAAGCACTTCCACAAGACCGGCAGTGACATGCTCAAGGCTGGCTTATCCGTGCCGGTGCCAATCGAGCATCAAGCCGACGCCGTGCCCATGACGGAATCGGAGCGAGCAGCCAAACAATTAAAGGATAATGGCGGATGGGTGAGCGGCTATGAAATCGGTGAAGTGAAGCAAAAGATCAACGGCAAGGAAACGGTTGTCAAGGATGTTCTTTTCGGCAAACTGGATATCCAGGACCAATCAATCGTTGACAAGTTGCCTAAGACGATTCGGTTTGTGTCGCCGCATATCAACTCATTCACCGATGGTGCCGGCAAGAAATGGGATTCGGTTATCTCGCATGTGGCTCTGACAACTAGGCCGAGAATCACCAATCAAGAGCCATTCGCTCCGAACATGGCGGCAGCACTTTCTCTTGTTAGTGCTCTTCAACCTCTTCGTGATTTGAAAGACGGCATCTCGCTTTCCAAAGCTGGTCTTCTCAAAGCAGGCAAGAAGACACTTCCTGTCTATCCGTTGGCGTTTTCTCTTCTATCCGGCATCAAGCTTTCTGAAGAAGAGATGAAGAAAGTCGAGGAAGAGGAAGAGAAGGACGAAGAGGAATTTGACGAGGAAGAAGAAGAGGGAGATGAGAATAAGTCGCCAATCGAGAAGGCGATTGACGGCAACGACAACAGCCAATCGGATGTTAAGATTCACGAGGTCATTTGCCACATGCTCAAGGTTCTCGGCTTTGAGCCGCCGCAGAACATGGACAAGACAACGTTCGAACGGGATATCTACGAAACGCTGATGGCCAAGTTGATTGAAGTCGGGGCCAAGGTCGGAGACGAGGACGAAGAGGTTCCGGAACTTGAGGAAGAAGACGAAGAACGCAATCCAATCGTTGAGGAACATCCAACCATGTACGCAAGTTTGGAAGAAGTCAATAAGATCGCCGATCCCAAGGAACGAAAACTTGCTGGTATGATGTTCGCTCTCCAGCAAGAAAACGACAAAAACAAAAAGAAAGCCGAGGCTGTCTCGCTTTCGATCATCGCCAATTACAAGGAAGTTCGCAAAGAGCGGGTGAAGAATCTTCTGAAGCGATTGCCGGCGACACGGCGGGAAAAGCTGCAAAAGTTGTTTTCCGACGACGCCAAGCTGTCTCTCAGCGAGGATGGCGTCGTTGTCGATCCGATGCAAGCTGTTCTGGATGCCTTCGAAGAAGCAACACCGGATTTGCCGAACCTTCTCACCAAAGACGGCAAGTCATTCAGCGAACAGACGCATCCAAAAGAAGACGGTCAGATGACTGAGGAACGACGGAAGGAATTGGTTGGAGCACTTGCCGCTAATTCTCCTCCTCCTCCGGAATCCGTCAATCTGTCGCATGCTGGTGCGGCTTTCGCCGCTGAAGTGGCGAAGTGGATGAAATCGACAAACGGCGACAAGTCCGGCAATTAATTAAACCAATTCTCCGTGCGGCGACGCGGAGAGGATTGAAACAAGTAACTTTTAGCGAGAACGAACAATGTCGCAAATCAGTTCAATGTTCGGCAATCTTCCTGGCCTCACCACGGCCATTGAAGAATATGAATCGTCAGTCTTGTGGGGGCCGGCATGGCAGTATCAGTGGTGGAATGGCTGGATCGACGCCAATGCTGTCGATCCCAATAACACGCCGACATGGCGATTGCGGCCTGGCCTCGTGATGGGAAACATCATCGCTACGGGACGGTGGACGAACTACTCAGCGACAAACACGGATGGCAGCGAAGTCGCGGCGGCTGTACTTGTTGACGGTCTCCGCATGCAGGATGTGCTGACGGGTGCCAACACACAGAAGTTTTATCGGCTGTTCATCGGTGGACGTGTCAAGTCGGCAAATCTGCTTGGCCTGGATGGTCAAGCTCGAGCCCAGATGGCACCTCGGTTCATCTTTGATGACAACATCGTCGGCCGTGGCGATTTTCCGATCATTCGTTTCCAAACGAAGATTGCAAACTATACCATCCTTTCCTCGGACAATCTTTCTGAGTTCAACACTCTGGGGGCTACTGGAGAAGTTGACTTCACGCTGCCGGCCATCGCCAACGGCTATTACTTCACGTTCTCCAATGAAGCCGCTCAGACTTTGAAGGTCATCTCGAACGAAGGCTCTAACATTATTGCCTTCAATAACTTGACAGCCTCTTCGGTGGCTTTTTCGACTGGTTCCGCTCAAATCGGCGGCAAGTTTGCTATCTACAGCAATCCGGCCGGAACGAAGTGGATTGTGAATACTTTGTCAGCTGGTGCCAATACCGTAACCGTGGCCTAAATCTCGGGATTTGAAGGACAGATCAAATGGCGACTACCGCTACCTTGAATGAACTTTTGCAGCCGCAGTTCATCTTAAATTTGATTTCACGAATTAGGCCTGGTTGGGGACCGCTCGGCAAGTGGCTGGGATTCCTTCCCAAACTCTATAACCCTGAGACAGGCCTTGAAGGGCCGGCGACTATCTCCGGGCCGTCCACGCTGAACGGCACGATTCGCAATGTCACCTATCGTATCTTCAACGTCACGCGTACCGTGCCGACGCTGCGGGCACCAGGGACAGGCCCGAATACGGTAGTTCAGAATCCCATGGCGGCTGTGACAGTGGCATGTGCCCGCTTCCACGACAAGATCCCACTCTCTTATGAGAACTTGAACAACTTGTCGCCGATGGTAGGTCCAAACTCGCAGATTGACAACCTCGGCCAGTCGTACATCAAACAGCAAACCAATTTCTTGGCTCAGAAGTATGCCAAAGGCATTGAACTCATGGCTGCTGGAATGATGCGAGACTCGCTCTACATCATCCAGACCGGCGATACGTGGCAACCATCTTTCACAGCACCTACCGGAACACAGGTAGGTTTCAGGATTAATTTCCAGATTCCCGCCGGTAATACCGGCCAGCTTAACATGTTGGGAACCGGCAACATCATCACTGTATCATGGGCCAATGTTGGGGCACCGATTGTTGCCGACATCATGCGGATTCAGGCGGCATTCGCTCAACTGAGCGACTATGCGTTGACGGATGTCTGGATCAACGGGACGATGTGGATCAACATCATCAATAACACTCAGGTCCGCAACCTGGGTGGTACGGCTCAGACGCCTTTCGCCAGCTTCGATTACACGCCGGATGTGGGGCCGGATGGACAGCCTACCGGTGAGATGGTAGCTGTTCTGCGAGGTATACCGTGGCTGCGATGGCACATGACGAACAGTGTGCTATCACTCGGCAGTGATTTGGATATCTCGTATTCCTATTCAACCGGCACGGCCACGAAGTTGATCCCGGACACGATGTGCATCTTCTCGTGTGCTCCGAGTCCGGAGATTGCACAGCTCTACTGTGCTGGCGAACCGGTAGTTGAGAATCCTGGTATGCCGGCGGTGCTGAGGAGTGGGTGGTATTTCTGGCATGAGTACACGACGCAGCCGTCGGGGATTGACCTCTTGTCGCTTTTGAACTGCATTCCCGCGTTGTATAACCCCCTAGTTTTTGCACCGGCGACAACCGTGTTCTGATATTAGGTGTGTTGTAAGCAGGAGTGAGGACAGTAACCATATTTTCCAAGTGATAGGTTGCAGTTGTAACAGAGAACGCGAAAACCTTCTGGGAATTTGTTGCGAACGAGCCACGGATAAAGCGAGTAGATTTGTTTTCTGTGTTTGTTGCCGCCTCCATGGATGTGATCAATGGTAAGGAACTCAATGTGAGATTCATTACAGCATGAACATGACAACGTTCCATTGCTGTAATGATTTAGAACTAACATTCGGTATTTTTTGCCGCGAGTTTTCCAATGAATTTTCTTACTTGCCTTAATGCATTCTTTGCAACGAGGCAAAAACCCATAGCGGCCAGACGGATGGCGGTAAAAGAATTCGAGTGTTGAAGGCAACGATTTTTTGCATTTTTTGCAAACAATCGTGTCTGGTTTAGGTTCGGTGTGCCACCTTTTTACTATGTTGGCACATCCACAACTTGGAGTTGTTTTGTCCTTGAGTAAATCGCTTCTAACAACTGTAAATTCTCCACAAGAGCATTTGCACTTCCAAAAGAAGCGGTTTCCATGAATGGTTGATTTGACATGACGATCGAGGCCAAGAACTGTCAGTCTGCCGAATACTTGGCCTGTTAGGTTTTCATACTTTCTTTTGCGTGGTTTATGTCTTTTGCATGGAACACAAGAAGTGGATCGGCCAAGAGTGAGTTCACTGGATGTCAATGTTCTCTCATTGCCGCACTCGCAGCGAGTATGCCACAGAGAGTATTTGTTGCTCTTGCGGCCGGCGTAGAATAGGACAGTGAGTTTGCCGAAGACGCGACCGTTTAAGTCTTGGAATCGGGAATCGTTTGGGATAGGATGTTGCTCAGCCATGACAGATGTCTCCTGTTGTGGTTAGAGCCGACTAGATTAAAACAGAATCTAATCGGCTCACTTATTATAGGAGCATACGGAGAAGGAAGCAATGCCGCTCACGGAAAAAGGCAAGAAAATAATGGCCGCAATGCAAGAAACTTACAAAAACAAAGGCGGCAAAGAGAAGGCCGAAGAAGTTTTTTACGCCAGTAAAAACGCTGGCAAAATTAAAGGCGTCGAAGGTAAATCCAAGAAAAAGTAACATGGCTCTGACACTCGGCAACCTGTACACGACTCCGCAAGATGTCTATGACTCCATTGGCATAGACGCGGCCCAGTTACGCCTAGACGACCGCAACCAGGCCAGTGGGCAGAATGTCTTTGTGTCCGTCGCCGCTCCACTCAATGCAACAGTGCTGACGATCACGGCCATTCAATATCCCATGCTTGCCGGCACTCACTTAGTTTTCAGCGAAGCCGGCATGAATCCACCTGTCGAGGTGACGTTGTCAGCCAGTGCTCCCGTGGGGGCCCTGTCTTTGACAGTGGCCCCTATCGGTTCTCCAATCGCCGCCGGGGCACAGGCAACCGACAATGGGGTTAATGTGTGGTTGGCCAGTCTGATGCTCAAGGCGTGCCGGTACGCAACCACACAAGTCAAACTCTACTGCACGAACCGGTACGATGACTCAGACTTGGCCAATAACGCCTCGGAGAATGGATCGGTAAATCGTTGGGCCACGGCTTTGGCTGCTCGTTGGTTGGCCAAGAGACGATTTCAGGCCGCTCCGGCAGGGATTGAGGAAGACTACAAAGATGCTCTGGAGGAATTGAAGCAGGTTAAGTCTGGGCAGTTGTGCATTGAGGATATTGGCACAAGGACAAGCGGCTGGCCATTTTTGTCCAATCTGACCTCCATTGATGCCTATACCTATACCAAAACAAGAGTTGAGACGATAACCTCGGAAGGCACTCCAACCCAGTTTGGTCAGTTCGTTGATTGGAACGGTATTGTTGGCGTTTTTGAGTGGTAACACAGATAAGGACATAACTCATGGCAAGCCCCTATAACACTCAGGCCGTAGTCGGTGCCGTCAACACGATGACGATAACTGGGATACCGGGGCGTGCTCTGCGTCTTCTGGACCTGGTAATCTCAGTAAGTGCTCAACCGGCTTGGCTTACTTCTCCCAATGTCCAGGTTCAAGATGGTACAACGCCTATCTGGCAGGTTGATTTGCCTCCATCCGGCTCGGCAGGGTTCCTCAGTCGTGTGCCGTTGCCGACTGGAGATGTTAGCACCAATACAGCCGATCAAGGTTTAGTCGGCGGACCAGGCAATAACCTGGTTATCGTGGTTGCCAATCCCGGAGCAGGCGTCAAGACGATTATCAATGCCAAAGTTGCCGCTCAGTAATCGGGGGAGAAGATGCCGCCGACTTACGATACCATCACCGGCAGCCCGCAGATTGACGGGGTTCCGTACTCAACCGCCAGTGCTTTAACCGGTACGGAAGCCGATCTTTTCAACCAATCAGCCAGTTTCCAAGATCCTCCGAGTTGTCCGGCCGGCGTGGCTTGCATGGCCATCGTGCAACTCACTGTTAGCGGTTCTCCTGGATCGAATTCTTCTTATGTGGTCATGCAGACAAACCTTGGCGCCGGTGCACCATGGATTGATGCTGCGTGGTGTGTTAGCACAAACACGGCAAACACCACGGAAACGTTTTGTCTTGTGGTTATCCCTGGTTCATCCAACTCCTTCCAACAGTCCAGAGCAGTCGGGACGGCACCAGGCAGCAATGGTTCTAATCAGATGCCTATGGGAGGCAAGATTCGCTTCGTCGGCAAAACAACGTTGAGTGGTGGTAGTACGCCGGCAGTCAAGGCGACAATCGTTTATGAGTTAGTTGGAGTGAGGTAATAGTGTGGCACTTGTTTTCAAAGATCGCGTCCAAGAGACCACTGCAACCACCGGCGTAGGCACATTGACTCTCGCCGGTGCCGTGGCCGGCTTCCAATCTTTCACATCAGGCATAGGCGACGGCAACCTAGTCGATTACTGTATCGAAGCTGTCGATTCGAACGGCAATCCTACCGGAGATTGGGAGACAGGCCAAGGAACGTACACAGTTTCAGGAACCACACTTTCCCGCACTACTGTTTACGGAAGCAGTAACGGTAACGCGGCGGTAAATTTGTCTGCTGGCACGAAGCGAGTCTTTTGTACGCTGCCGGATAATCGTGTCTCGCAGATTGGTTATCTCGACACGACACAGACTTGGACAGGTGTCAATGCTTTCTCCCCAACCGCTCGTTCCTCCGGCTCAGCATCTTGGCTTTCCTTCAATGGTCCGGCCGATACAGGACTAACGGCTAGTACGGAATCTATTGGGGTAGTGTTCGCCGGGTCTACTCGTCAATGGGCTACCGGAGCCTTGGCTACTCAGCGATCCCATGTCCTAAAGGCGTCTACGATAGCGTTTGTAGGGACTAGTACAGTTACTACAGCGGCAACGTTAGCCATAGAGGCGGCTCCTATCGCCGGCACGAATGCGACAATCACTAACAGCTATGCGTTGTGGGTACAGGGCGGCAATTCTCTGTTTGCCGCAAAAGTTGGCGTAGGCGCATCAGCTCCCACTCAATCACTTTATGTTGACGTGGGTGCCACGGCGGTTGATGGCATCTATCTTAGTGGATCATCGAATCCCGCCTTCGTTTTGCGTAATGCCGGAGTAACGAAGGGTTACTGGACTATAGCCACGACTGCTGGTTCGTTCTTTAATGATTCCGTGTTGAATGATATAGTTTTTCGAGCGGAATCGGCGCGTATCCTGTTCGGATCGCCGGGCGGAAATTCTAGTCTAGTAGTTAACGGTATGAATAACATTATTGCCAACGTACCCATAACCACTAATCTGGCTGCCAGGACAAGCGGCTCCCCATCCGTCCTCACCATCTCCACCCCAGCCGACACCACCCTCACTGCCAGCGTCGAATCCATATCCGTCAACCTCAACTGCTCGGCCACTCGCCAGTTCTCCACGGGTGCCCTGACGACGCAGCGTGAGTGCGTGATCCAGGCCCCGACGTATGCTTTTGTGGGTGCGAGTACGATTACCAGTGCCGCCACTCTAGCCATAACAAATGCTCCACAAGCCAGCACAAATGCCACCATAACGAACGCTTACGCATTGTGGGTACAGGCTGGTGCGGTGCGATTCGACGGAACGAAAGCCGGGTTTTTCGGGGTGGCACCAGTGGTTAAACCAGCGACTACAGGTACTGGTGCGACAGGATACACACAGAACACAAGTGCGAATACCGTCGTTGCTGAATCAACATTTACTGGGAATAGTGGTTCGACCGCTTACACGATTTCAGATGTTGTTTTGGCTCTTAAGCAACTTGGATTTTTGACAGCATAGGAGAACACAAATGGCTGCCAGTAATAATCAGATTCAAGCCTTCGTGGACGCGCGAGTACGTCCTCATTGTGAGCTACTACGCTCCGTCTGCAATACCTTGGCAGACGATATCGCTGCTATTGGCGACGTGTATGCTAACCTCACTGGTACACCTACTTGGGTAGATACGAACGTAAATAATCTTCCGCATACTCTAACGGTTGCGGATGTACTGGCCTGGAATGCCTTGATTAACGCAGTGTATACGGCGATCCATGGAAACTCGAATTACCCAATCGCTCAGTCGGCTTGTAGAACACCGGTGTAACCATGACCGTTTACGTGCTCATCCGCGACGACGGACAATGGGAAGACAATTACAGAAACGTGGAGGGCGTTTATTCCTCCCAAGAGAAGGCAGAGCAAGGCCATGCTTCACTACCGCCGGGTTCGCCACCGCTGAGGAAGGATTACAGCACACGCATCAAGGGATCGTATTACTTGATCGAAGAACACGAGATGGATGAAAACCAATGACCGAAACAAACCGACTTGAAGAAGTACTTGTCAATGGCGACAAGCAACAACCAGAAGATCCTCTTGTCAAAGGCCGAGAGCAAATTGAAGCTTTTAACAATTACCGTATTCAAGCCGCCAAGATGGACCTGGACACGCTGATGAAGAAATACAACGTCACCTTGCAAACCAGGCAATTGCTCATCAACGGTATGCCTGCCGGACAGACTGAAATCGTCATTGTGCCTAACTGATGCTCGGACTAGCGACTATTTCCGGTGCTGGCATATCGGCAGAACGCTGGTATCGAGCAGTTAGCACATCAAGTTCATCTTCGGCAGGTTCTTCCGCTGGTTCTTCGCAAGCATCTTCCGCCGCACCAGGTTCTTCACAAACGTCATCGGCTGGTTCGTCAGCACAGTCATCGGCCGCACCAGCATCTTCTGCACAATCGTCTTCGTCTAAATCGCCGTCATCCGTGGCACCAGCCAAAGGGATGATAATCACGCCTGTATCAGTACCGACTAATACAGCGAACATCACACTTACACTTACAGGAATTAACACGTCATGGAACAACGCGACAACCGTTTTTACCATATCTGGAGTTGCCAACGTTACGAAAGTAAGTCAAAACGTCACGTCGCCGACGGCAGCAACTGTTGTCATAACGACTGGTTCTAGTACCGGTGTTATGACAGTTTCGGAAACAGTTACCGGTTCAACGTCGAATACAGTTTTAGTCGGTACTGGTTTGCCATTGATATTCCCAAGTTTCTTTGGGAGTTGATATGGAACAAGTTGTCTATCTCAAGAAGTCTCGCCGCGACATCCAAGCCATTTTGCGTCAAGTCCCTGCTGCATGTGCTGGGAATGTGCCACAAGCCAATTCCGCCATGCGTGCTTTGTTGCTCCGCGTCGGCATGACGGCACTCTTCAAGATTCGACAAGCTTTTGTCGTTAAGGCTCGCGGCGGCACTGACGAATGCGGCTTGTCTTGGAAACCACTCTCACCGGCCACGATAGCCTATTCCAGAAGGCATCCAGGAGTCTTGTGGCCTGGCAAGAAACGGGCACCTTTCCGGCCTTCCTGGATGCTCACAGATGCTCAGAGAAAGCGATGGTGGCAACTCAACGCCATTGGAGGGCCGGCCTACGCTTGGACCATTGTGAAGCAAGAAGGCGGCAAGACTCTGATAGGCGAGTACGGCAATACGCCGGTTGATATCCTTCGTGATACTGGCCTACTTCTAAACTCACTTTCTCCAGGAATCGGCACGAATCATCCGAACCAGATATTCCAGATTGGCAATGGAGATGTGATCGTCGGCACAAATCGCAAATGGGCGTCTGTCCATCATAACGGTATTCGTGGTAAAATACCCAAGCGACGCCTTTGGGCCGATCCAAGAAACTGGACGCCTGATTGGTGGTCAGACATTGTCCAGCAGGCCAAAGAAGGATTGCTTGAGATAACTCTTTTCATGATCGGGAGATAGCATGTCGGCAGACAACGGAGTCATCAAAGTTCCTCGATTCGGTAAAATGAAATACGAACTGGAAGGCTACCAAGTGATCGAGTTCGATACCATTGAGGTCCACGATGAATGGTGGGTAATCGATCAATCGTTCCGAGACACGGAAAGCAACGTGCCGGTGGACCAGACATGTGCATACAACATGTCGAAATTGACGTTTGTGCAGAATATTTTCAACAAGATATATCAAGGAGGAAATGGTCCGGTTTTGACACATGGTGAGGCAGCGAAATTCATCGTGGAGGTTCAGAAAGAGGTGCTGAAGATCCGCGATTTTTTAGACCAACCATCGCCCGATCAGCCCACCTCTCCGCTACCTATGGATGTCCGCTTTTCGCAATGAAAGACCTGGCGGACAAGGGAGGCGCATTCGCGATGCTGCTCATGGAGGATGGTCAGAAGTTTATCAACTCATGGAAGATGCTGCACAATCCGGAAGTGGTTGGGCATTTGAACATGGAAGAATATTTTGATCTTTGTTTAGATGCTGGTTACACGAAAGAGGCGAGTGAACAGGCGGCGAAAGCTTGGGGATTGAAACGCCTCCAGAAAGATGTGCCGATGTGAAAGGATATGACAAAATGAGCAAATATCATCTTTACAAAAAATCTCTTGTTCCAACTGGTGCTGACATTCTCGGACCATTTTATCGTCCAGGTAGTCCATTTCGAACAAAGTTGATTGACACACCGACTTTATTTTTGAGCGGAACCGTCAAAGATACGAATGGCAATACGCTTGATTGTTATGTTGACTTTTGGCAGGCCGACGAGAACGGTCAATACGACGAAGAAGGGCCAAACTTTCGAGGCATACAACTTGTCAAGAACGGCATCTATTCTCTTGAGACCGTCAAGCCTGGCTATTACGACATCAGCGATCCGAACGCTCCGCAGCCACACGACTTTCGTTGTTCGCACATTCATGCCAAAATCTGGATTGATGGAGTCGATGTGTTAACGACGCAACTTTACTTCGCGGATTCAAAGTACGATGACACGGACCACTGGTTTAACAAGGAACGCTGTGTATCGTTCGTCGATAGTCAGCACGCTATTTTTGATTTTGTCCTTAAAATTACCGGATAAAAACGTGAGATATTGTTCAGGACAATTTCAATCATTTGATGGACTCGACAACCGTCGCGAGTTGATGCTGTTGTTTCAACGCCTCGGCGATCCATTGCCGGAAGTCCTGAAGCGAGACAAACGGGCCGAGTTCCTTCGGAGAATCGTCAGGATGTCAAACAATGGTTTTGCCGAGAAACAGGTGAAGATTAAGCCATGCGATGCGGTGGAAGCCTATTTCACTTTCACGGCTATTACGGGCTGTCTGGGAGTGTCGATTGATCGGGCGGCGAAGATGTTGGAGGATGCAGTCCGATGATGGATGCGCTTCTCATGGCTTACCGGGACGCATTAAGGACTGAAAACTTCGGTTACGCAGATGCCGCCCTCTGCGAAATTACCGATGACGGTAGACCGCCTCCACGGGCCGGCAATCTCTTTGTGGCTGTGAGTCCAGGTGCGGCGACAAACAACGCCATGCGGAACCTGGACGAATACTTTTCGTTCAGCCTGACATTAACCCAGAGAATTTCTGTGCCTCTGGACAGAGTCGGCGATCAAATGCTCGCCAGCAAGTTGGCCAGACAGCAAGGCAAAGGCAATCCGAGCTTCAATGCTCGCGTTGAGCAACTCCGAGCTTGGGGTCATATGAACTGGGATGTTGGTCTGTATAACGCCAACGTCAATCTTGGAGCATGGCGACCGGATCAGACAGAACAGGTTTACGGATTCGTCGAGGTGGCTCACTTCGTCAGTGCAGAGAGACCTGTGCTTGTCGGTCCGGATTGGTTTGGTGCTACACCGGAATCTGGCATGATGGGATTGAAGTCTGAGATTCGTTTCGCTGACGCTCGCAGAATGCAGCCGCAGACATTACCGATTGGGCCATTTGTTTAGAGGAAGCCATGGAACGCCAAATCATCAACAAAATGCTGCCGGATGGTCGGATTTGCATCCACTGGTTCCGGCCTTGCGACGACGGGCCGATCAACACGGAGGCTAAAGTCATTCCGACGCAATTCGGGCCGTTCAAGATGGGCGGCGTACGTGGGCAGATTGCCTGCAATCCAACGCAGAACTATCTGGGGCCGATTGAGAGAGGCATGCAAAGGCTAATGTGCCACAGGTCAGAGGATCCTCGAGCTGTGACGTGCCCGACGTGCATGGAAACACCGGAGTTTAAGCAGGCGATGAATGAGATGGCGAATCTACAGGCAAGTGGGTAAAATAAGCCTGCAAAGGAGATAGAAATGGCTCAGCCAGGCCTTGTGGTGCCTATATCTGGTCCCTACGTCGGGGTATGGAACGCATTAGCGCTTGGCACTCAAAACGACGACGGGTACATATTGTCGTGCACCATCCAAGGACAAGAAATAAATGCCTCGGATGCCTACGCTTTAACTCTCGTGGAAGGCATCTATCGTGGTCAGAATTGGCGACTTACATTTCGAGGTCTGGAATGGAATAAGCCTGGATTGATAGCCATTCTCCATGAGTTTGGCAGAACTGCCGCTGACACGCTTGCTCCGCAACTTGGACCAATAGGAGACCGCTGGAGTACATACGGAGGAACGTTGCTCTTGACGGCCATTCTTGGCAATCCGCCTACCATTCCACAGACTTTAACAGCATTGAGTGCCTGCTTTGCACCCAATAGCCAAACAGCATTCAACATGACTTCGAAAATGCGAGAAATGCCTCTGGAGATGGTCTTGCTACCATATGCCACGACGGTTCTTGGCGTTCCATACGCGCTCCCCTTCACATGCACTTGAGGTGAGTCATTGCGGACCAGGCTACACTTCGGATTGTTCTGCAAGATGCTGGCGTAGCCGCTGGTACTGCTCCTCCTACATCTCCAGCCGCTCAAACACCTTCGGCCAAACCAGCCGTTCCTACCGATCAATCTTCGACATTCATAACTCTGGCTCAAAGGACTCTTGGGGTTGTCGGTGGTCCAGTTGGTGCATTTGGTACAGGAACAATAAGTACCGGTAATGCTGCCGTTGGTGCAGCGTCGGCTTTAGCTGCCGGTTCGGCGGCGACTGCTTTAGGAGTGGTTGCGGCCGCAGCTATCGGTGCTGCTGTGTCTCTCAAGGCGTTTGATGCAGCCGTCAAACCTCTGATCGATCGTTATGCTCAATACAATCCTGAAATTGCTATTGCTCAGGCCATGGCAGAGGTAAGGAATGTTTTCGGAGACATGCGGCGAGCGAATCAAATTGGCCCAGAGTTGTCAAGATATGTGGAAGTACGTTCTCAGTTGGAACAGGAATGGAAAGATGTTGAAATAAAGATTCTTACTGCATTGCTACCAATAGCAACGGAGGGTTTGCAAATATTGAGAACGGTAGTTAGCGGCCTAAACACGCTATCAGGCGGTCTAGGGCCTATTTTAGACGGCGTAGGTGCAATGCCTGGACTTGTTCAGATCGTCGTTCGAATCCTTCGATTACTTCAAAATGAAGTCCAAAACCAAGATCAAACATTGGAACCTCGCTCTATTGTGGTGCCGAATTTATAATGGCTGTTTCATCCATAGCTTCTGATACTGGCTCGGCAGTACTTCCTGACCTCGGAATACTGCAATACAACGATATTCTTTTTTCATCGTTGTACAGTTCTGTCATGTCTGGCGAGGCTATTCTCGACAATGCTAATCGGACAGTAAAATACATCAAATACACATTGACCGTAGACGGTGTAGTCACGTTAAACGATCAACAGAATCAATTGTCGATTGATGGTACATGGGAGAAGTTACGGGCCGATCTTCAAGTATGTGCCGGTACGCTTTTTTACGATGCAAAAGGATTCGGCGTTCCGTTTATTGTCAATAAACCTGGCGGAACACTATTTGACGTAGCATGGGGACCGATTCCGAAGTTGCTTGATTTCGTTCCTCTCGGCGGCAGCCGCTCTGCTCGCATTAAGTGGACAATCACATTTTGCATTCCAGAAATTCCGGCAACTACTGAGTTGTTTCGAGTGCTCCAATTCAACAACGAGACATTCCTGTCTTACGATGAGGCAGGATTTAGCCATATCACTATTCGCGGCACGCTTGAAATTCCTTTAACGCGACCGACGCAGCAAACAAAAACCTTGAATAGCACTGTCGATGACTTTCGTCAGGAGTTCATGGCACGTATCACAGCCGGGTTTGATTTGACTCGCTTCCAAGTATCGAAGAGAGATTTTGATATATCGCGTGACAAAAGGACCTTGGAATGGTCATTTCAACTCGATGAGCTTGGTTGGATGGGATTGCCTGGAGGAATACTTGAAGCCGATGGCAGCGTGACAATGCGGCCATATAGACCAGGATTGGCACTTGCTGGTAAAGTTCAATGGCTCATGACCATCAGAGCCACCTACATCGTTCCGAATGGTCAGGCACGCCGTCTTGCCTATCTGGCATTTTTGGCCATGTGGAATTACCGGATGCGGTTCAGTGAGTTTGCTTTCATCAATCCGAATGGAGGCGTAGCTAATGCGGCTTTAGGAAATCAAGCACCGTTGGTTAATATTCAAGCAAATGCATATGCTGCCGCCTACAACAATCGAGTAAATCAAATTGCTACAGCCGCACCTGGGCCAGCAAACACGATCAATGTTTTTAATCAAGCAGTTGATGCACTACCAAATCCAAACCCAAACGCCAAAACAAATTCCATGCCGGTAAGCATCGGTTACGAAGAGGGGCTTTACAAAAATTCCAAGACAATATCGTTTGAAGCAAGTTGGTTTTTCACGACATTAATGAGCAATCTTCTGGTTGCTTCTGGTTTGTGGAGAAAGACTGGTCTGGAAGGCGGTCAATTCTGGGCACAATCGGTTGCGAATATAACTGGTGGCAGTTCTTGGTTAGAGAATAAACTTGATCGGGCTGGTGCTGTGATCGTCGACTTTGGCGGTTAAACAATGGCAATCTTTCTCAATGAAAATGTCGCACGTGGTTTATCTCAGAATGCCGCATTTCAGGTCGGCAAGTCTGATGTGGACCGTCTCGGCAACAGTCCGGAACAAGATGTTCAGGCTGGTTGGCTCATTAATCCTGACATTAGCTGGGTGGAATATGAATGCTGGATTGAATCCTACCTTGACTCTGGAATAGCCATTCATCGTCCACTGCCGCAATCAGCACAACAAGTTGATTCTCTAGCCGCGTCAAGCGTTGATGATCCAGACTTCGCTCAAATAACAACCGGTGTCAATCTGACTTCGAAAGCACGGTACAAGAACATCACCCAGAGAATGGCAACTTCTGTTTATCGGTTCTGTCTCAAAGGCTATGCCAAGAGAGTAGGCTACAGGATTCCTATTCCTTCTCTGAAATCGGTAGGCGGTGTGCCGGCTGTACCAGACGACGAACAACCTCAGGCGGCTTATAATAGGATGGTCGGCAATAACGGCGGTGTGCCGATATTCTTTGCTGAATGGGCTTTATGGTATACTGTGGCCGTTCCTCCACGAGAAGAACAGTTGCCGCCGTCCGATCTCGCTGAGCATATTACGGCGGAAGATCAATTGCCGACCGGTATTCAAGTGCCGTTAACAGTGCCTGATAGTGAGGCGGTAAATACGCAGCCGCCGCAACTTTTCAATCCGATACGAGGCTAGTATGCCAGCAACTATTGAATCAAACGGCAAGCATGATGCACGGATTGAGGAAGCACTCACTTCGCAACTCACCGAAGGCTACCGGCCTACTCTGCCCATTGAGGGCATTTATGGTCCTGACGGTATGCCTCTTTATTACATGAGGCGTGATATTGAATTAATGCTGCCTCATCCGATCATTCACTCAGTCTTGGAATACTACAAGTCAGGTATCGCTGGTGCCGAGTTTGACGTGAAGTGCGAAGATTCGGAAGTAGGTGAATTCGTCCTAAACCAGTCTCAAAGATTCTGGGACAGAGGAGTTCCACAATTACAAGAAGGATATGCTTATGGCTGGCAGGGACTGGAGAATGTCTACACTGATGAAGATGGTTACTGGAAGTGGGACTCAACCCACCATTTTGCCCCGCGGGACACATTTCTTCTCACTGAAAAGCACGTTCCCATTGGGATACGAGTTAAAAATGTCGCCGAAAGGGGACTTGTTGATTTATGGCTTGCCACCGATGACGTACCGGCTAAAGGATTATGGTATTCTCATAACCCAAGATGGGGACAATACTACGGCCGTTCCCAGCTTTACGGTGCTTGGAGGCCATGGCGGCGGTTAGCGTGGAAAGACGGAGCTGAAATGGTTATGGATGCCGGCGTGTACCGGGTTTGCTATGCTGGGCCGATTCTGAAGTACCCGGAAGAGGATTACCAGAGCCAGATAGGCATCCCAGCTACTACACTTGACTCTCAGGGCCGGCCGAGGCGTTATGCGAGAGACATGGCCCGCATGATGGCCGAACAGTTCAAGACAGGGGCAGGTATTGGCCTACCAAGCACGATGTATCCAGCCGATCAGGGAGGCGGACCGAAATGGAGTTTGGAATTACCTAAGCAGGTTCTGAACATCGATCCGATTTTGAACTATGTGAAGGTTTTGTGCGATTGGATTTCTTACGGCATAGGCGTGCCTCCTGAATTGCTTGAAGCATCCGAGACGGGAAGTGGGTATAGTGGACGGCGAATACCGATGGAAGCGTTCTTGGACAGTCAGCAGCATATCGCCGATGCCATGCTGCACCTATTCACAAAACAGGTACTTAAACCGCTGGTGCGGTGGAATTGGGGGCCAGTGAAGTTTGAGGTGAAAGTGAAGAGGTTGATTGAGACAAAGAACAAGGCAGCGGCTGGACAACAGCCAGGTCAACCAGGCGAGCGACCACAGGACGGCAAACCGGGTGAAGGCATCCTGAAGTCTCCGGAACAGTTTAAGAAGACCGAAGGGTTGTTCAGCCACCACAACCTATTCACTGATAGGATTCGGGCAATTGCTCAGAAGGCGTTGAGGGCAGCGGCGTGATAACCGAGAAACAACTTGCCGAAAGGTACACTCGACTATTCGCCGCTTCTCTCGCTGAAACGGATGATGTAGGCGAGGCGATGGCGGCTGCGGATTTAGCGTTGGAACTTTCTCTTGAACAGCCAGTTAAGGAAAGCGATGCCTACTTCGCTTTCGACATCTTCAACCGCCGTGCACAGGGAATCCTCAACCGTGCTTTGGCTGCTGCCAAGGAAATCTCCCAGACAGCCAAAAAAGCCCTCCTTGCCGCTCTGAATCTCGCCAATCCAGGCGAAATGGCTCAAGCCGTTGTCCGGTTCATCGAGAAGTATCGCCGTCAACTTACGGAATTGTTAACTGTTACCCAGCTTGCCAGTGTGCTAGAAGGAGCAAGGGAGGTAGCGAGCAAAGTGCCGCGTGTGCCGCCGGCCGGTTTAGGTGGCCAATTACCCTCTTCGATACCTCCGGACGCGGCTCAAGCGATCCTGGAACGAATTTCACCGCTTCCAACGATGGAGCAGTGGGAAGAGATTTACAAGCTGCCTGCCGATCAACAGGCATTTGTCGTCTCAAATCTGAGAATATCTGGTGCCATGGGTCCGCCGCCGTCGTTTGTGCCACCTCGGCCACCGGAAGGCAGCCCAGAAGAGATTCAGTTTCCCATCATTGATGAGGCTGTCCGTGATTTATCTGCACGAAACGTTGTCGATAAAGCCACTTACGTCGAATTGGAGTATGCCGCTCGTCAGAAAGCCTTCACAGTCGCTGCGGTCGATAGCCAAGAAACACTTACAAAAATCCGTGATGCACTGGCAGAGAATGTCCGAGAAGGAGCGGACTTTGAGACATTCAAGAAGCGAGTACTCCAAGACGTTTCGGAAGGAACATTTCTCAGTGATCTCCATTTTGAAACCGTTTTCCGCACGAACATACAGACGGCATTTTCAGACGGGCAAATGTCGGTCCTAAATACGCCGTTTGTTCGATCCGGCTTCCCGTACGCCGCCGTTCACGTTATCCACGATGATAGAGTCCGCGAACAGCATGAAGAAATTGAGCACATAGGAATCCAGAGCACGAACATATTCAGAGTTGACGATCCTGTCTTCCAGACATTTCGTGGCCCTTGGGACTACATGTGCCGCTGCGGCTGGACGCCAATGACAATCAAGCAAGCAGCCGATGCAGGAATAGAAGAGGCTCGTGCGTGGATGCAGACAGGAGTTGAACCAAGTCCGCCGGCATTTGTGCAAATGCCATCGTTTCAGCCAAGGCCAGAGTTTCGCCGATCACTGGCCGCACAGCCGATTGCTGTACGGCTCTCCATGGCTTCCATTGAATGGCCGGTGAAGAAAATACTTGAGGTTCCAAATGTCCGTCAAGATGACACGTTCTCCTGTCTGGCCATGTGTGCCATGGCGTGTGCCAAATATCGCGGCGTGGGACCGGATGACAAGAAAGAATGGATCAAGAACCTCGGCACGAACAAGAAGACTTCCACCGATCCGGTCCGCATTGTCCAGTATTTAGGCGAGCTCGGCTTGGACGTTGAACTTCGTCAGTACATGACGATTGACGACTTGCGGAAATACATCTCCCAAGATAAGCCGGTTATTTGCATGGTGGAGGAATACTCAGAGAGCGAAATCAAACCGGACAGAGATTATGGCCACGGGCTTGTTGTCATCGGCGTCGACCTCGGTCGCGTCTTCGTGCAAGATCCATCCGCCGACAACGTCTTGGAAGGCGAAGACAGTGCCAATGTCCCAGGCCAGAATATGGTACTTGAAGAGGAATGGATGCGGCGTTGGCGGGACCGCGATTACATCCAATTGGGAATTGTTGTCGGTCCAAAGGTTCGCGAACGACTTGTGACATCAAAATCAGACGACGGCGAGTTTACCATTGTCCATCACGACGGCTATGACGAGATTGTGAGATAACATGGCGACCAATTTTCCGACATCACTAGACACGTTTACAAATCCAAATGCCAACGACTTTATGAATGTCGTTCCGCACAACACGCAGCATGACAATATCAATGATGCTGTCACTGCTTTGGAAGATAAAGTAGGAATAAATGGCTCTTCAGTTAATTCATCACTTGATTATATAATATCACGTTTGTCTGGAAAATCTCCGTCGCAATTTCCGTTAGTTTTTACTGGCTTCAATGAACATACACATGTCAATCATGGCCTATTCTGGCCGAAACAAGTTGCTTCGGTACAGCAAGATCTTGGCACGGCGTTCCTCTGGGACATGTGGATTGCTCCGCAGACTGGATCAGGAAGCACAGGCTACATTATCTCCGATGGCTATGGAGGTGCTCATGCTCTTTTATGGGGATTTACACCTGCCATTATAACCGGGAATATATGGAATGGATCAGCCACCATAAGTTTTGGCGGTATCTATCAAGCTGCAATGGGCGAATGGGTACATGCTGCTGTAGGTTGGACGGGTTCAATTGTCTATACCTATATCAACGGCGTGCCTGATTCACAGACGCTTTTTGCTGGTCCGCGTAAGAGTCCAGGAGGTCAATCAGACGGTGTCTTATTCGTCGGCGGCAGCGATCACTTGAACATAGCCTGCTCGTTGGGATTTATACGTGGCTGGGACACGTACAACATCCTGCACGGTTTGAGCCATGACACGAATTGCTTCGTTCCTGATCGATTCCCGTGGACTCTGGGTGGCGATACAGGCGGCATTCACTATGCAGACTTTTTGTGCGACTATACTCAGGTCACCAAAATTTATGAAGACCTTTCGCCGTTTGGATACGACTCTGGTAATGGACTACAAAGACACCACGGCATTCCAGGAAACACCTCCGGTAATTATGGTGCCAATGAGGAAGTTCCTTACATTTCTACCCAACCGGGCGATACTAATAACTTTGCAGTCTGGAACGCTGTAACTGGAGTCTTGCCATATCACGTCTTTGATTCGGCTTGCCCGGTCGGAGTGCCTTTAGGGATGTCTGCTGCACCAATAGAAAAGACATATACACCAAATTCGGTTCCTTTTGGTGCCAAGATTTATGATAGCTTCCAGCGGGCAAATCAGACTTTTGCATTCCAGACGCATCCTACCCTAGGTTCAACGGAAGGCGGTTCTCTTGGACTAATAACATGGAATGCTATAGGACCGCCTGGCACTTCTCCTAATAGTTGTTATTGGGGACTGTTAGGCGGCAAGGTCGTGGCTTTAGGTATCGGTGTTGCCGTAGCTTGGGTAAATAATAATTCAGCTGACATGGACGTACGCATTACACGATTTGTGTCAGAAAGTGGTTCGCAAGGGACTGATGGCTATACTCGATCCAACGGTAGCGTCGGTTTAGCTTTTCGAGTCCAGGATGCGAGCAATTACTGGTATTGGGTCTTTCAGGCTGGCGCCACCAGTCCATCAGGCGGCAACTTGACTCTTGCCAAGGTCGTGGCTGGAACAGTGACAGGAGTTTATTCCGGTCTTGCCGTGAATCTTATCGGTTCCCTGACATTACGTGTAGTAACATCCGGCAACACGATTACGGCATATTATGGCACGGACGGCGTTCCAGGCACTTGGACGCAAGCTACTCAGAATACTGATTCGGCTTTGAATTCAGCCACCGGAGCAGGTCTTTCAACAAGAATTGGAGCATCAACTTATCTGGATGGATTTGCTCGGTTTTTGAATTTCACAGTGTTCTAAACACATGGCAGTAATTTATAACGCACCGGTAACATACAACAGTCCTATATCATATGATGGACTTATCGGTCCGTCATCAAGTAGTTCATCTAAATCTTCATCGCCTGTTTCATCATCATTAAGTAGCCAAGCAAGTAGCGTGGCCAGTAGACAATCTAGTTCTCAGCAGCCATCTTTGAGTAGTTCGAGTTTTAGATTGCAGCCTCCCACTGTTCTTGACTTACTTGAGTTCGGCGTTAATCTTAATATCCTGTCATTCCCATGAACAATACACTACTCACCAGCACTGATTTACTAACCGTTGGTAGCACCGAAGTATTTGAAGCCTCGGTCACTCTCAATGGTCTTCTCTGGGATTTGACAGGAGCCAATGTCCGCCTTTTGCTTGTCGATCCAAACGGCATAGTAACAACACTGACCGGCACTGGCTATCTCGGAGGAGCACAAGTATCGTGGACCGTTCCCAATACGCCTGGCAATTGGGTGCGGGCCTGGGACATAACAGACGTGAACGGCTACAAACAAACGTCATTACAGATTAATTTCTCGGTTGTGCGAAGTCCAATCTGATGCCTAATACCTTCTCGGCCCCGGCTGTTCCAGGCAGTGATGCCATCATAGCCGATCTGATTGATCCGCGTGAAATTCGCAAGAATCGCACTCGCTTCCGCCGCGAAGAAGTTCCCGAATTGGCCTATGCCAATAGTCTATACGTTCCTGCCGGTCTCTGGCCTGCTCGCGGATGGTTGCTCGTCTCCAGGTCGGATTACAATGAACTGGCGGCGAATAATGGTCTATATCAAACCTATTATCAATTGAACATCGACGAATTCGATGCCGCCGCTCCGGGACTCACGTTCAATGACTTGGTGATTGTGCAAGCCAGATGTGTAACCACTGGCTTAATTTCCGATGCCAATGCGGTTTATCTTCTGGAAATAACGGACCAGCGAGGACTATTGTGGAATCGTTGGTTCAATTCAGTGACCGTCAATCAGTACAACGTCCTCTCGCCGGCCTATCCCGATCAATACTATTTTACCTCAACAGCGGCCGGTCCGCCGTGGGACTGGAACGGCATGATCGGCCAAGTCTGGAACCAGATAGGTGTCTTGGGTGCTTATCCAGGTCTACCGACAACGCCAGTGGGCACGCCACAGAATTGGAGTTTGCCTGGCACGTCCAACTGGCGAGCATTGAATAGAATGCTGGACCATATCGGCTGCCGTGTTTCTGTCGATCTCAAGTCGCCGACTCAATATGGCATCGTGCACATGGGAGACACTGATTCAGTCTTCACAAATCTAGTATCTAAATACGCTGGGCGAGTCCAAGACGACATGGACTGGATTGATGTAGGGAGTGGCCGAGTGCCAGGAACAGTCACAGTACTATTTCACAGGAAGAACCAGGTTTACGGCACTGAGGAAACAATCAGGAACGATAATCTCCAGTGGCAAATGAATGCTATCTATCAAGTTGGTGTGGCAGCTCCAGCAATATTCAGTGCCGCTCAGGGCGAGCACTTTATATGGAGTGACTATCAAGTCAGGTATGACATTGACAACAATCCTTTGGCTGCCGATGTGACGATTGCCGGTTTAATAGCGGCGGATGTAGTCAATCAGTTCTATGCAAGGATTTACTGGCAAACTCTTGGTTATCTCAATCGAACATATGCCGGCATCATTCCTTTCACTGCCGGCTCGCAAGTCGATGGAGTCTGCTGGCGACAAGACTTCATGGCACCCATGGAAAGACAAGGGTGGATCACTCAGATTGTCAGAGGCGAACAGCCGCCATGGCCGGTGCTTAAATGAATTCCGAACCTATCCAACCGCCATTCTTCGGGCCGGAGCAACCTCTCTATCCAGAACTTCCACAGGTTTTGAGGGTAACTGGGTCGGCACTCGCAGGCACCAACGTTTATCCAGCATTCACCCAGCAATTTACAGGCAATATCCTCGCACCTTTCAGGGACCGCGAGCTAGCCTACGTGCTTGAACCGAACGGCGTCATTCTCAGACCAGCATTTTATGACTGCCGCCTTGTCGGTTCCTATCTTACTCTGCCGCTCTATGTGACAAGTTGCTGTGTTACTGGCTCGTCGTCATCGCGTTAAGGTTTACCGCAGTCTGGACAGATGCCGGTGATGGGATTGGACCAGTGATTCTGACAAAGCGGCTTATGTGTGACGGTGCCATCAATAGTGCAGCCTTCAAAACAAATCCGATATTCTCCGATGTCCGTTGCCAGTTCTGCACCGTCTTTAGAAAGTTCAATATTCCACGCATATTCGGTTGTCGGCAATCTAAGACAACCTGATTTTTTGAATTCATCTGCCATTTTCGTGGCCATATCACGAGCATGCCGACGCATGTCATTTGTTTGAGGAAGTGTTGGATGATAACCAGCAGTCAGAGCCGATCCAGAACAGTCATTTTTGTGTTTTTCACTAGGTTCAGCACCACACTCCCAGCACATACCGATGCCTTTACAGGTGCCATCACCATGAGGTTTTATCCGCCGCCATAAATCAACATCAATTCTAGTCTGGCATATGCCGCAAAGTTTGTGACATGTGAAGTTATGCGATTCTGTCAGTGCATTGAAAGTTGGTGCGTGAATTGTAACTGGCACGTCTCTGGAAACAGGACTGCCTGCCGAAATGGTGATAGGCGGTTCTGAAACAACCTTGGCACCTGCCTGCTCGAACAGCCAAAAGTAAATCGTCATCACTTCCGATTCGTGCTCCAGAATCATCAGCTTGGCAGCCTCGCTGACGTTAATGATTTCCCATTCGTAGTCACAACCGGGAAACACAACTTTCTGACCTACCTTAAACATGGGTTTTCTCCTGAATAGCTAACCGTGCTCGCTCCACTGCCTTGATGCCTTCTACCTGCATAACCACTGAATGGCCGGGAAACAGCTTGTAAACCGGCAACCGAAATTGCTCGGCCAATCTGATTTCCTCAGAGATGCCTACCGACTTCTCCCATCCGTCAATGCACAGGATAATCATTCCAGTGCAGAACCGCAAGATTATGCTGTCGTATACTCTCCAATACTCCCACTCTTTCGGCAGCGAGCATACGCAGGCTATCGGGTGAGTGTGGGCAATCGTTGAGAAGACATGGACGCCGCAATTCATGATCTGGCCGGCATAGCGGCAGGCGTCAACGAACCGCTTCTCCTGAATGGCTGGATCGGTGTGGCTGTATGGCGACGCCAGATAAAAGAGTCCGTCCATTAGAACACAATCCCTTCCGCCTTCACCGGATTAACCGTCCACTTTCCAGGGCCAGTAAACGACGCCCAGGCCCATGGGAACCGCAAGGCCACGTCATATATCCCGAACGTGCCGGAAGCCTTCACAGGCAAAGCGAGCGGCCCCAGCGTCCATTCCGGCTCAAGAGTCATTGACAGGAAGATATTCCAATCCTTGAGCATGCCGCTGGCCGTTACTTTCTCAACCTGCCAGAGCGGCCCGAAGATTTTGTTGATGTTGCACACCGGGAAGGTGATCTGCCCATCAAAGTAGGCCGGCGGCGAGTTCATGGTTATCGCCATATCGGCTTGTATCTCCGAGGTCTGCCGTTGCGTCTTGGAGACGCGTGTGGTTAGCATGGCTGGGCAAGACACAGTTATTTTTCCGAGTGGTGTCATCATAACCTTTCGCTGTTCGGTGGTCTGCCTTTGCCGCCACGCTTCCACGGTTTGCAACCAGTCTTTTCCCGGCGGCGTAGTTTCTGTGCATCGCCGCACTTCTGACACCATGATTTGTATAGGCTTTTTCCCATGGCCTGACCGCACTGACGGCACTTGCCAGCCTCTTGCATCTTCTGTTGCCAAAGTCGCTGCCGACTCATGACGCCTCCAAGATTTTAGTGGCGTGCAAGTGTGCGAATGGTCCTTCCGGTGCTATGCGAACGTCACTGACCAAATCCGAACCAGGAATGTACTGATGGGCACACTCGCTGCCCTTAACCAAAATGTCCGGCTTCAACGCCTCAATTATGTCGTATGGCGTATCATCGTCGAACGAGACAACGTAATCGACGCAGGCGAGAGCGGCCAGGATTTCCATCCTCTCGGCCAGTGGGTATCCTCCCGGTCCCTTGAGCCGGTAGGCCGATTCATCGCTGTTGACGCCGACAATCAGCAGGTCGCCTTGTTGCTTGGCCCAATCGAGCAGGAAGGCATGGCCAGCATGAAGGAGGCGGAAGCAACCGTTTGTGAAGACGACTCGGCTGTTATGTGTCTTGAACTGTTTGCGGGCTTCCAAGAGGTAATCCAGGCCCACAATCTTGTGCTGCTTGACAGTGGCGTTCATCATGGCCGTAATCCTCCGTGCAGTGTTAAGATCGAAAGAGCGGGCCGTAAAGTGGCTGTTGTGAGAATCCATGACGACGTACTCGAAGCATGGCTTGCCGACGAGGTCGAAATGGTGCCGGATTTTTTCGTAGTAGTATCGCAAGTTTCACCCCGAAACATCGCCGCCGCCTGGATGGTCAACTTCCATTGTAAGATTCCATGGGAACGTTGTCCGCTTGCCACTTTCATATAAAGCCGGCTCCAGTTTGCCAGCCTTGTACGAGAAACGGATGGCGTAGTGTGGCAGGTCGGATTCTGGGATCTTGATGCCGTTAATGGTTAGAATAATCATAGCATCACATCTCAATACACGGCAAAGCAAATCATCACACGGCAATACAGCACAACACACAACAGCACAGTGCACCACAAAAATGTCATAACGTTTTAATCAGTTTCTTTATCGTCTTCACCCTCGCCGCAATGTCAGGTTTGGCCATGTTGATGACACCAGCAGTCAGGATGCAAATGAATGAATCAAGGACAGATTCAACGTCATGACTTGTGACTGAATGCTGCGTCTGGAGAGCGGCGATGGCGTTCTTTGTGCCAACCGTTTCCTTGAGAGGAGCTTTCAGGAATCCGTAATGGCTGCCATTTACTTTGCGGTTAGCCGATCCCTCTGGAATCAATTCAGCGGTCTTGTGGTCAATTTTGACGCATCGGCTCACGACGATCTTCTCCAGAGATTCAACCTTCATCTTGAGAAGATCGGCAATGGTGTCAATCGCATAGCCGTCTTCTTTCATGCGGGTAGCAATCCATGCCTTGTCTTGATTGTCAAGTTGCCGTCCGTGTTCGCAATTCAGGATAACTGATCGTTCCATCCATTTCGATTGCGGGACTCGCTCAATAGTTGCCGGAATAGTTTCCAGTCCAGCTTTGAGATATGACCGCAATCGGTGAAGTCCATCAAGCAGGACAAATGGATATTTGAAGGCGGTCGCCTTGACGACAGTGATCGGAGGAAACACCGTTCCCTTTTCAAGAGCCTGAGTATATCGGAGAATGGTCATCCAGTCAGGATTACCATTGACTCGCGGATAGTACTTCTTATCGTACCCGATCTTGTCAATTTTCAATTCGGTGATCGTTTCAGTGGTCATGAAATGGATTCCTTAAAATCAAAACATCGCAATACAATGCAGTTCACGTCAGGACAGCACATAGCAAGGCATTACACAACACCTCAACGCAATGCACCAAAACCATTAAATATTCAATTGCCGCCGCATTGTGGACCGAAACATTACATTACAAAACAGCACAGGACACTGCATCACAACACAACGCAGCACACAACAAATTACACAATCTTGAAATCAGAAACAGCAAAGCGGCCCCACGGTCCTTTGAGTTGCGGCCGCCATGCTCCAACGCCGACGTTCTTTCCAGCCTCAGCGATGATCTTCTCCAACACCTGCGGATTGTATGTATCGCAATCGGCCAGAATTGGAATTGTGCATTTCCACTCTCTGAGAACCGGACGGCCGATCTTGACCATTGGTCCTTTGATAGGCGGAATGCGAACCCAATCCGTGTAGGTTTCAAAGTCGCTGGTTCCGAGCGGAATGAGGTCCGTTTCGCAGGCGAGCGTCGGTGCGAGCACAGATTGAAACGTTCTCTTGCCCTTGTCCTTGAAACTACCGCCGGCCTTGCAGATGCTTCGGTAAAGCATGACCCATGGCAAAGCCATTTGTTTCTTGCCTTTGACGGTTACCCAATGTGCCCGCAGTTTGGCCTCTTCTTCGGGCGGTCGCGGCTTTCCTGGCTTGCCGTTGGTGGCATCCAATTCCATGATTCCTTTACCCTGGAACATAATTCCAGGAGGAATGCCGGTAATCTCAACAGACACCTTGACTACGGACGTAGCAACAGCCATTTCGTTCTCCTTTAAGAACAATGCATTACAATACAAGGCAGTACAGAACATATCAGGGCACTACACTACAGTTCAGCACATCACAATACAATTGATTCATTCCACCGCCTTTCGTTAGCTTTCAGTACATCGCATAGCATGACAGATCAGCACAGAACAATTCACTGCAATTCATGGCAGCAATTGATTCCAACTGGTTTCGCCGCTTAAAAGTTCAAAACATCACAGGACAAAACAGTACAGAGCAGAACATGGCACATCAAGTCATGGCACATCAAGTCACGGCACGCCATTACACAGCATGGCAGAACACCAAATCACTTGGTATTTGCTTTCGCTCGCCTTCGTTCTGTCTGCCAATATGCCGATTTGCACTTCGGGCATATTCGCACCAGTTCTTGACGCGGGTGCCAAGTGTGACGGCAACGCTTGCATTCCAAGGTTGGAATTTTCATGTTCTTATTGGTATCACTTGTGAGTAAATTTGTCAAGACGAAAAAACGAAATTTATTTCAGCCAACCTTTTTCGTCGATCTGGCTGACGATATCGCTGACGGTTTCCCGTTTATAAATGCACGGAATGTAGTTTTCCCGATACTTCGGATTGACCCAAGCTGTTGACATGTCTTCGGAAAAACTGATGAAACGTCTCGGATGAATCGAATCGTTTACTGCCCGCCACCAACTGACACAGCGACCGCCCATGTAAGAAAGAACAATCATCAAGCCGCACTGATAGCTCACAAAAACCTTGGATTCCTTCAAAAAAGCAAACGTTTCGCCTATCTCGAATTTGCCAATCAAGTCAATCCAATCAGAAGTTTCTTTGCATTTGACATAACGTTCGTAATAGCTCCTATCATAGTCGGCCCCGACCAAAGCTATCTTGCATCCTCGCTCTTTGAATCGTTCTGCAAGTTCAACCCATTGACGCGGCTCCCAGACAAATTGTCTAGCGTGTCCCTCATCAACGTTCCCGGTTTCTGGACCTAAGTACAATGCCACAAACTTATTAAGCTCTTTCCCTTTGTCGCGTCCCTTCTCGGTATCAGACCAATCAAAATCGTCAATTATGCTCCAATCTATCGGGTACTCAGGCATCCAGCTCTCTAGCCGTTCACCTTTTTCAAGAGGCGAGTTCGCACACAAAAAATAATGATTTCCCTGCAAACCGTCCTTTTCATAGCGATACCGTCCTTTCTCATCGCTCACATTTTCCTTGTCTCTCAACACCGGCACATCCACAACCTCTGCCGACCTTATGAACGGAAACCTCTTCAAAAAATGCGTGCTCCGGTAGTCGATTGGATTCGATGGATTGCCGCTCAGGATGATATCAATCGGTCCGCCGTTGTTCACTTCAGCATTGATTGCTTTAATCTTGTGCAAAACCCAAATCACATCGCCGATGCCGTTTGGTGTGACATACTTCATGGTTTCAATTTCTGGTTCGCAGCCCAGAAGTTTTCCTAGCCACTTCTGAACCTGGTAGATGAGATCGTATTTGTTGTCTTGGTAAGTCGTGTATTGGTAGTACTTGTTGAAGCACTGAAAGATATCTTCTCTGTTGTCCAGAGGCGTCATGCCTTTGTGGTTTTCCGGGATGAGGTGGAGCGTGTTCGGGGCCGGGTCGTGGAACTGCATCGGGTGGTGGCCGGTCCAGCAGATGAGCGTTGGCGTGTCGGTTGCACTGGCGATTTTGCCCGGTCCAGAATCGATGCCAATAAAAGCTTCTGAATTTTGGATAAGTGATGCAACAACTGAGGCGTCACCTGATCCGAATCCTCCCCATATATCTCCGTCTCCTGTTGGAGGGTTGAAGATTCTTTGGTTGTCCGGCAAATGCGAACGGTGATCCCAATCAAGGATGACCGGCACGCGACCTGCTTTGATAATAAGTTCGCACACTGGTTTAATTTGCCAGTCATTGAGGTTCTTCCTGGTCGGTGAGGTGTTGCCATGATAATGCAAAATAACGCTGTTGTAAATGCACCGGCTACCATTGATTGCCTGCCGTTTGCAGCCGATGGACTCCAGATACTTGCAGGCCGTCATGTCTGATTCTGGCGAGCGATGACACTCGTAACGGGCCAGCGATTCGTCCCAATCAAGGTGGAACACTTCCTGCATGTTGTTGCTTATTTTTGAATTTGGCCGGTCCCGATAGTGGTTCATGTCCTCAAACCAGCCCAGCTGGTTAACTATAGTGTAATTCTTGTCTTCCGGATCAATTTCACCGTCGTGAAAGACACGGTTGCACAATCCTATCAAGGCGGTGTGCTTTCCTCTGCCGCACACAACATCCACTGTGTCATTTGGTCGGTACTTTCGCAGGTGTTTGAGAACAACACTGAGCTGAACGACATCGCCATTCAGCCCAAGCCGTGCGGAAATCTTATCAGGATTTTCGACATGACTTGGTTTAACCTCCCTTCTGAAGAAGTTCAAATGCGTGAAGAGCGATGCTTAGGTTAATCTGACACATATCCCATGATTCTCTTTCGACGGATTTTTTGAAAATTTCCATCAAATCAAGTGTCGATAGTCCGCCATCGTTTACTGCGGAAAAGAACTGGAATAAAGCTGCCATGGCATCTATTTGTGCAGTCTTCAAAACAACTCCCTGACAATCCGCCGTGCTCCCCACTTCTTCATCAACGCCTTGAACGCCAACTTTGGCCGCTTCCGCAGTTCCAGGCCTATCCGAATCCGTGCATTGATGACCTCATCCTGTTCCTTGTCGCCGGTTGTCTCGGCCAGGACAATGCCTGATGAATGCTTGAGTGCATTGGCCAGGTTTATGAGGTAGGTGGCATCGCTCATTTTCGCTCCAGTAAAACCGCACAATCGTAAGCATGGATGTTCAGCGGGTGCATGAACGTCGAAAACAACTGCCGAGAAGTTTCTTTGTAGCCGGCTCTATCAATAACACCAGCGAATCTCTCTTCGCTTATCCACGAGTGATGATAGGCTGTCCCATCGTCAAGATCGGCCGGATGAGCCAAGAACTGCATACCTAGTACACTGTACCGTGCCGAACTAATGACAATATCGATAATCTCGTCAATCTCGTGCAAGCCAAAGTGCTTGATGAATCCCCAGGCCATGGACAGATCGTAGCCGGTGAATTTCGTGTCACGGATATCGCAGTTCATGAATATCCGCTCCTGGCACCGCTCGCGTGCTTTCTCCAGAAACCAGTTATTCCTGTCCACGCCAACATAATCAATGTGCGGCGGCATACCGAAAGCCACATGACCGGTCGCACAACCATACTCCACTACTTTCATGATTTCGTAGGCTTCGATAATCGGGTTTACGAAGTCCAGAAAGTGCTTGTGTCCTACCTTTATCCATTCGTTCTCCTCATGAACGGCTAAGTCTCCTGTGTAGTACTCGCTGATATCGGCAAACTTTTTCATAGCCACTTCTCCCAGCCAGCCTCCATGTGAACAGGTACGGATCGTAAGTCTTTATTTATGTCGCGGCGGTTTTGCTCAGTAATGAACCGGTTGATTATCTCAGGCTTGTTCGGTGCGTCCATGTGGTCATAACCAAAATCTCGGCGAAACAAATCGTCTGTGTCCTCGTGATGACGCGGGCCACTCGCCAAGTTACACTCGCTGAATCCTTGAGACGGATAGTGGAAGAACGGCGGCGATTCGAGTCCCAGGCTCAAGTAGCCGTGCATTTGCATCCTGATTCCCAAATGTCCCTCGAAGAATGTGCAGCCGTCTCGGAATTTGCCGACATCGCGCCATGCCTTCATGTTGATAATCAGGAATGGTCCCGGATATCTCGCTTCAAAGCTTGTGCGATTAGCAGGCCAACTATCCCGGCCGGCCCACTTCTGAACAGCCTGTTTGACATCTTGAGGATGAAGTTTTTTCAGACTTTCCATATCGTTCATGATGACTTGTTTAGTGAGCAAGACATCTCGTTCCCAGTCTTTGTCAAATCCTCTTTCGATGTTATCAATGATACGTGGAATCAATCGTTTCCAGCACCAATAACCATCATTCCAGCCTGGCGAGAAATCGTAGAAGTAATGCCTGTCAATTCGGTGATTAAATACATCGCCTACCGATATCCCAGGCCACACGTCAGCCATGGCCAGATGCCAGTCTTGCAGAGATGAGCAGCCGCCCATGCCTACCGGAAATCCTCTCCAAGTTTTGCTGCCGATCTTGTCAATCCAGTCTAAAGCAGTTTCCAGCCAGCCTACACTTGGCCTTACGCCATCTTCGATAAGAAAGCACCATGGCGTATTCACATGGTCCAGAGCGTAATTCAGATTGTAACTGATTCCCCACGTCGGTCCGGCGTTCTGAATGAATAACGCGTTGTGATGATCGGCAAGTTTTATCTGTTCCTCAACATTATGCGTGCCATCATCGCAGATAATATGCGAGAATGGAATATTGGTGTACCGCTTCAAGTCGGCACAGAGAATTCCTAACCGACCAGTGCTGTTGCCGATAGTAGGCGTCACAATGGTAATTAGTTCATTCATGATAATCCAAGCACATCAAGAATCTTTTTCGCCCTGGCTTTGGTCGTGTGATTCTGGCGAGCGTTTGCCTGCATCTTCTTCCGCATCGTGTCCAAGTCCATGTCCAGTGCTCTATCGATAATGCCAGGCAATTCGTTGACATCGTAACACTCAAAGCACTCGTCACTGGCGAACCACGGTTCTTTGACTCGCTTCGGCAAACCGATGAATATCGGAATCGCCCCGTTGGCAACTACTTCCCAAGTTCTAAGACAGTCAAAACTCTCCCCGCCCGCTCCAGTAGGACATAAGCCTAGTTTGGAATTTCCCAAATAACCGAAGTACTCTTTCAGGCCGATGATACCGCAAGATGATATTAAACTCTGATGCCTTTTCTGCGTGCTCCAGGCCATCCTACACACATCCCAACGCGGATTCCAACCTACCGAATAGGCGGCGTAAAACACGTCCAGATGTCGTTGCTCATTCTCGTTAAACCACCGCGATGGAGCGGACATCATCAGACAATGACACTTATACGGGTAATCAATGTCTGGATTGAGTTCCCTGCGAAAGATGGCGTCAACGTGCATATTAGGTGGATTGATATCTCGTGAACCATCCCAGCCTTCCACATAGGCTATTTTTGCTTCTGATTTCAGACAGGTTTTGGCCAGAGTAATCGGCCAATGCCAGTCATGCTCTCTCGTGAAACAAGCATTGATGACCATCAAATCAAACTGCGGTCGCCGTTCACTATAGTCAAGTTTCCTTCCTATCCGAGTGGCACTAATACGGCCGGCAACAGATGTTGCATTATCAAATGTAGGCGGATCAACATGGAACAATGGAGAATCAACCGCGTCAAAGACGTTATCTTGCCCGCACAGTTCTTGAAAACCGTCCCATAAGCAACTGGCTATATAGTCGCCTGTCTTGCAACTAATAAACAATACCTTCACTTCAATAGCCTCAGAAACACTTCCACATCATCGCACTCTCGCTTACGAATCATGGCCATGCCGAAAGAATGTGTGCAGTTCAAAAACTGACACTCTTTCAGGAAATATGGCGTAGTCAGCAGCCACGCCATGAAATTCTGCACTCCTACTTCACTGTGCGTGTTGTCGATGAATATGTACCCGCCCTGTTTTACGCGTGGATACCATGCGTGCCAATCACTTTTAACTTCGTCATATCTATGGCCAGCGTCAATGAAGAGTAAATCAACCGGAAAAGAGTAGCCTATCTCCCAAGAATTAGCTTTGTGGATTTCGCAGTACTTTTGCAGGCCGAGGCGGCGGATGCGTAGGCGAGCGTCAATGCAATCATTTGTATCTACAGCAAACACTCGGCCTCCTGTGTGACGACAGGCATCAGCCAGTAAGACAGTAGTTGCTCCCTTCCACACTCCCAACTCGACAACATTTTTCAGGCCACAGTAACGGATTAGGCATGCCATGATGATGCCCCACTGACCTGTAGGAGCATCACGACCGGTGAGACCGCTGAGAAGATGGTAGAAAGTGCATTCCTCTTCTGGAATGCTCTCCGTGGCCCAGTTTCCTTGTGATGCCTGCCAACTCATATCGATTCCATGATTTTGAGATAGTCAGAGAAAGTATGCGTGTGATAGTAATTCTCTTCTATGATCTGTTTGGAGGCATTGCGAACAAAATGGCCCATGTAATCCTCAACCAGCATTCCATTCTCGCCCAGTCCGTTGAAGTTGGTGAAACACGGCACATAGCAGCCAAAAAACTGTGTGGCGAATTGCTTCTCAGTCCTCCACATCTTGCCGATATACGAAATCGGTTTTGCGGTATCTTTAAGGCTTGACATCATCTTCCGCAACTCGCCTCTAAAAGGTACGACATCCTCGCACATGTGAATAAGGTAATTCCGTCCTAATTGAATAGCAGCATCTAAAGCTTGCCTAACGCTCCATGTTGCACCTTCCGCATATCCAGGATTGTCGTTGCGGGTGACGAATCGTGCTTCCGCAAAAATCTTCCACAAGTAATGAGTTTCGCTGTCGAGTTCCAAATCAAACCGCGTCGGCCAGCCTGGAAAGCCGACACTGCAAACTACAATGTCAATGTTGTCCAGTTCCGCTTTGACATACTCAATGGTCTTGAAAAGCATGGTGGCATGTTCGCGGCCAAAGATATTTGACGTTGGTCCTTTTGTGTGATCGCCGCAGTAGGATATCGATACCATGTCTTTCATAGTTTCCACAACATTCCCAAGCCACAATCACCTGGATAACTATGCGGATGATTCTCCAAAACCCAGCCGCCGCGATTTTTGCTAAATTCCTGCATCGCTTTGCTTACACCATCCCTGCCGAATTCAGTCAAGCCGGTGTCGTGGAAGACCATCACGCCGCCAGATTTAACGTTGTGATGCCAATCGTTTATCTCGTTGATGGTTAGTTCGTATGAGTGGTCTGTGTCGATAAAAATTAAGTTGGCTTCAAGGTGAATGTGGTCTTGACGTTTGGCAACAGAATCGCCTTTTTCAAACGTCCACCGCTCCCACTCAAGATTTATACGCCTCTCTTCAGTCAATTTGCGAACGTTGTACGTGTCGCCTTCGATGTCTATCGACAACATCTTGCCGCCCGTGTCCATTACGCCGGCCAAGAGTGCTCGCGTGCTGTCGCCTCCTCTTACTCCTAATTCAACAACTTGTTTTGCCTTGACCATGCGGACCAGCCAGTACAAAGACCACAACTGGCCCTTGATATCGGCGTCCTTGACCTTTTCCACAATGGCCGGCATTTGTTCATAGCCGCCAACTGTCACAGGTCGGTCAAGAATCATTGAAGTTAGGCGTTCAAAAGGTATCACTTCACTTTCTCCAAAAAACCCTTCCACTCACTGTAATCATGCGTATGCCAGTAACAGTAATGCGAAGGTTCCATCCACACTCGCTTGCCTTCAAACAGGCTCTTGAGATATCTCTCTGAGTGCATGTCACCGTCTACTTTGCACTGGTCAAAATCGGCAACGATTGACTCGACTCGGCAAGCGAAGAACTGAGCGTTCAGATATTCATTGTGGTGTCCCCACGGCATGCCGGCGTAGTCGTAACCTTCCTCCAGTTTTCCGAGTAGTTTGGCGATCGCTCCTTTGTGCGGTACCACGTCTTCAGCAGTATGGACCATGTAGTCGATGCCGGTCTTGCTACAAGCTTCTAGACCCATTCTGATGGCCCAGCAACAACCTTGGTGATGGCCTGGGTTATGGTCTACGCTGATAATCTTCGCCTTATCCCACACTTTCCATAGGTAATCGCGTTCAGGACCGGCCCAATGATGGAGGATACCGCGAAAGCCGGTGATGCTGACGACAAGTTGCTGTTGACTATATTGGTACGCCAGACTGTCAAGGTGTTCCACGCATTCCCATAACCACTTAGCGTGTAGTTCCTCATTGATGGGATTGCCGAATCCCTTTCCATGCTGAGCACACCAGGAGATATTAGTGAGAAAACGCATACAATCACTTGCCCTGCACGCTTTTGATGAAACACTTAACGTGATAGCTTCCAGCCCGCGTGATCCTGCTGAATTGGCTGTTGATCGTTTTGCCGCATCGTTGGCATATACGAAGCTTCTTTGGAGTCGGCGCCTTCTTTTTCCGGTTGTGCCCTGAAAATCCAGTGTGCATTTAACCGATCACAACATGTTAATGTTTATAAACAATCTCGTATTGCCCTTGTTAGGACATTTCGTCATGTTTCTGAACAGATCACCGAGTCGGCCATCGGCATGCGTTGGCAAATCTCCTTTACCAATGACTCCGTCCAATTATTCCGCTTGGCCGATCGTTGAATCCAGTGAATGAAGTCCAGCAAGTCTCCTTCGCCACATTTGGCGAACAGATCGCATAATTCCTCTAATTCTAATTTCGTCAAATGCCTAACGTTCATTATTCTCAAGTCCTGCCCTTTAGTCATGTTGCGAAATAATCCATCGGCTGGCCTGGCTTGAGTACAGGCTCACGGGTTACAGTCCGTAGCGGGCTGGTTGATCACAGCGCCACACAACCACTAAGAGGGCCACATACCCCATCTCACCCCGGTGTCCTATCCACGCCGCAGCCGATGGATTAAACCCTATCCGCGCTGCCACGCAATCCCAGTACAGATTGCTGTCTGTCTCGCAGTCTCTCAATATCTATCACTCCAGCCATGTAATCGTCGTAGGCATCGTGAATTTCACGCTGCTCTGCTTTATTGAGACTGAACCAGTGAGATCGGCAGGCGAACATGTTGTCGGGCATATTCTTGTTGCATCCGGTGAATGGGCACATTCTCATGGTTAATCCTGCCCTTTAGTCATGTTGCGAAATAATCCATCGGCTGGCCGGGCTTGAGTGCCCATCGCTCGACTCTCGCAGCCGTCTTTGTCTCCCTGGTTGTAATTGCCAGGTTAAACGACTCAGGCTCCAGTTCCGCGTTACTGCCAAGGGCGTGGCAGGTTCCTATTACGCCTCTTGCCCGTCCCGGACGGCCGTCTTTCGTTAAATCCATCGGCTGGCCGGGCTTGAGTACCGGCTCGCTGGTTCCACGTGGATAAATCCACGATCCACCCCTCTACCTATCGCCGTGTAGCTTTCTGCCATAGCGGACCGCTCTTGCGAGCGCCGTACAGTCTCAGGCGTACTTTGCGACTAGCGATAGATGCCAGCTTGAGGGTCATCAGCGTGTCCTTCCGCGCCGCAGCCGATGGATTAATCACAGGAACGTAATGTCCACACATCAGGTTTAACTTCGATACATCTAAGGCTCTGCAAATGTTGGCGCGCCAAATTCTCTTCCCTCCACCAGCGCCGGTATGCATCAACCTCTTCGCCATTCCTTTCGCGCTGGAAATACCGTTCCATGTACTGATCTGTAGTAAAGCATTGCGTGTCATTACCTTCCATGAGCGAATCGACGACTTCACGGCGAATCATCATGGCGAGTTTGCCTATCAGGCTTTCCATGGTTTCCGAGCTGTTCAAGTCTGGGCCAAATCTAGGGGTGCTCATGACTTATATGCCCTCTCCGGCCCAAAGAAGACCGTAATACAAATTCCTCGCCTTTTCGATTCGTCCTGATTCTACTTCGTCAATTGCCCATTGACACCCGTGAATGGCGAATGCCACGACCCAAACCCAACCTGGTGGATAATAGGTCTGGCCGCGAATGATAACGCTAGGGGAGATATGCTCTATCATTTCTCCGGCCTTACCTTCCACGCCGCAGCCGATGGATTAAGTCCAACAACCCGCATCCTGGCACGCTCGATACAGCGGCAAATCATCCGTAACCGATAGGTCAGCTATGGCCAACGGCACGCGGCTTGAATGCAGGAACAATCCGCCACGTTCATCAGCGGCCCGGATGCGCTCATCAAGCCAAATCGCCGCCGCCCATTCCTCTGGATCGTCGCGGACCTCTTGCCATTCTTCTGGCGTCTGGTGAGGACACATCCAGCACCGGCTCTTGGGAGCTGGCGGCAAACCGGCAGCCTGAACCAATCGCTTGCACTGTTCTCGGTAAAGCCTCTTGTCGATCAGCGGATACTCTGGAATGGCCCATGCTCGATGCGCCTTCCCGCACCGATGCATTTCGTCCAGGCTAAACCCGATCCATACTGCGCACTTCTGGACGCCTCGCAACCGCATCCAATTCTCGACAACGTCTCTTTTCCAAGTGCCGCTGCAATAAGTCGGCAATCGTCCCATTTCCGTCCAGGCCGGCAAAAGCATGTCGCCGTTGCCCGCATACATGTCAAAGCCGGCCATCGCATGGGAGGCGATTTCAACGGTGATGCCAATCGGGTCAAGATAGGGCTGGATTACCTCCCGTAGATATGCCCATGTCGTCTTGCGTTCGCGGGAGGTGTCAGCGATAACGGTGAGGTCTGGCTTTGGCAATGCGCCCTCTCGAATGAGGACGGCTATTGCTGCCGTCTGGACGCCTCCGCCATATGACCACACAATCATTATGAATCCTGCCCTTTATTCGTGATTTCGGTAATATTAAAATACCTTTTTTGCCCAAGTCTCCGGCGTCTTGTCAGACTGAATTTCTATCGGCAATGAATATTCAAACTCTCTTGGTCCTTTGGAGATAATCCAGTCAATCAACTCCTGCATTCCTACAGCCAAGGAAGTCTTGGATTCATAGCCAAGCACTAGCCGTGCTTTATCAGAAGACGGCCACGCCTCTTTGACCTCGCACGGCCGATCCGGGTAATGAATGGGTGCTTGGTCGAAGTCCATCATCTCAGTTAATAGTTCGGCCAGTTGATTGATGGTTATCGGATTGTGATCAGGGCCGATATTGAAAAGCTGGCCGTTCAAACCTTCCTGAAATCCCATCTTAATGAGCGGCTCAATGCAATCGTCGATGTAACTGAAGCACCGCTTCTGCTCGCCGTCGCCGTAGATGATGGGCGGCTTGCCTTGAAGAATTCGATTTATCATGATCGAGGCGACGTTTCGGTATGGATCGTAGTAGCGTTGTCTTGGGCCGTAGATATTGTGAGGTATAGCAACCACAAGCTCAAAATTATGTGGCTTAGACATATGGTAAAGAAAAGATTCACATGCCACCTTTGCAATGCCATATGGATCAACCGCATCAACATTCCAATGTTCCATCCACGGAGGCTGTCCTCCATAACCATACCGGCTCATCGACGAACAAAACACAAACCTCTTCAAATGTCCTGATGCTATCGCTGCCGTTGCGATTGCAACCGTTGACATGTAGGTATTCTGATTGACCACCACCGGAGAGAAGACTGAAAGTCCTTCGTGTGGACTGGCGGCACAATGATAGACGAGTTCAATGTAATCTCCGCAGAAAATCTCCTTCATTTCGTCCAAGTTAGTGCAATCGACGTTATGGAATTGGACGCCTTCCGGAACATTCTCCAATTCGCCGCCTATCAGATTGTCAATGCCGACGACTTGATGACAGTCTTTGATGAGACGTTCAGCGAGGTGCGAACCGAGAAAGCCGGCACATCCGGTAACGCAGACAATCATATCAAATCCTTAAAAAAGATGGCTGTTGCGAAATCCACGATCCAGCCATCTTTTTCCTCCCAGGCCAATCAATCCAATCACCATCAAAAGACACGATGCCGGCTCTGGATGTTCCGTAACAACCACCGTATCCAGTGGCACCGTGGCACTCGGAAACCGTTGCAAGTCAGTCTGCATACCGCCCTGATAGTAACTGCCGCTCACGACGTTCGGGAAATCAACAACGGTCATCGGCACCAGCGAATATGTTCCAGACGATGTCGGCAAGCCGCTGTTGAAGTCAAGCGTCAGTGAGTTGACGGCGTGCATGTAAATGCTATTTGACGTTATCCTGATCTGGCCAACCGATGCTATCGGTTCAATGATGCCGAATGTGGTGACGACGGCTCCAACTTGGTCGAAATGGATGCCCAGAGATGACATCATGACAGACAAATTTGGTGGAGTCGGCGTTAATATGGCCGATGATTCAAATTGAAGTTCAAGTGTGCTGCCTTCGTAAACGGAGTAAATGACCTCAGCTTGGACAGGCGAGCAGACAATAAAAACAGCTACAACGGCAAGCGGTTTGATTTTTGACAATATCCAGTCGCACATCCAAAACATCATGCCGAGTGAAACAATCATAATCCACTCTATCATGTCTTCGTCAAATGTTGGTGGTCGAAATGCCGTCTTCCAATCGTAAACTGGAGTTCTCATTTCAACTCCTTCTTTGCCAGTCGCTCAATCGCTTCCTGAATCACGTCGGTCAGAGAATACAACTCGCCACGCTTTATAGTCCACTTGGCGGCAATCTTCTCGATGGCAGAGCGAACCTCATGAGTTACCTTGAAGCTGACTACCTTCTGGCGTGGAGAACGAGTCAAACGCATGACAGGAATATTAAAAACTTACCTCGTGTCTGTCAAGACTGAAATTGCAAAATCTTTCCGGCCACCTCGTCAGCGTGAATCATCGCCATGCACTTCGGGGCTGGAGGATCGGTAAACGCTGGATATTCGCATAATTCGTTGTCCTTCGAATCGCCGTCGCCAAGCTTCACCACCCTAGATTTCCAGCACGATTCCCGACAGCAAGGCAACATGCCGACCATCGAGAAAAGATTCTGACGCGGGTAGGCATTCCATGGCCTCGGTTCGCGACCACCTCCCAGAATCATCGAAGGCTTATCGAAAGCTGCCGCGAGGTGCATCAGCCACGTCGTTCCGCAGACGACACCTTCGCAATGGGCCACGAGACGGATTAACTGGCGGTCGTCTGTCTTGTCCAAGAGATTCAGAACGCCTTTGAGTGGCTTATGGACGTGCTCTGATTTGCCGACTTGAACGAACAGAATCTTTCCCTGGAGTTTGTCAACTAATTCCTGGTAATAAGGCCACTGCTTAGCGGTGTAATCTTTTTTCGTTCCTGAGTTTATCAAGAAATATTTCGTCGGCTTGCCAGTCATTTCTTGAACCTGACTCATCCAGCTTTTCTCATTTTTCGACAAATAGACATGCGGTTTATTCGTCTTCAAAGGAATCCGCAGGTTCAAGCAGTTCTCAAGGTGTTCACAATAAGCCTCCATGAAGTGAATAGCCCGCTGATTGCATTCGTGGACGGCGTTGTAGTGCATCTCGATCTTCTCGGCTCCCATCTCCAGAGCTTTAGCCAACGGTATCACATCCGGGTTGTGCTCATACACCGCATTACAAGAGGTGTCTACCGCCGTTTGAAACTTGTCCGGGTGTGCCTTGTGAAGAGAATAGATAGCCGCACTCATGCACGTCACATCGCCAGGCGATAAATGGTTCTTTAGGATGATTGGTTTGGCGTCTGGATGCTTTGGCCGGTAGGCACAGAACTTACAATCGCCCATCGTCACTTCATCTGGTTCTCTGGCCGGATGGGTACATTGAAAGACTTTTAACCGTGTCTTGCCGCCGCATGACTCGCATTCATTTGTCTTCGTCTCGCCGCTCTCGGTTTTGACTTCTGGTCCCAGATATGGGCATTGGATGACTGGCATATGTTTAACCGTCTTATCTGGTCCGTCCCATAGTTCTTTGTAGAGCGGATCATTCCAGTACTTCCAACAAGGGAAACAATCCCCCTGGACGAAAGCAGAGCCTTTGGTGCAGCGGTCGCAGGTGCAGGGACGACTCATAAATCACTGGTACAGGTTAAATGTCGCCAAACTCCACATATCCGCCGTTGGCTGCCATTGCACGCTCGTTTGGAGCGGGTAGCACGACGTGTAGTTGAGCCATGCCTGCGGAGAGGCAAAGTCAAACTCTTGGCTCTCATCGGCCCAGTATATCCACAGGAACAGGTTCGGAGCGAAGCCGTTGGTACAAGTCACTTGGAAGCGAATGGCCGGGCAATTGTTCGGACCGGCCCTACCAAAATCGCCATAAAGTTGACTGGACAAAACAGCGGCATTCAATTGAGTTATGCCGCCAGTGGAAGTTATAACATTGGAGGCCCATGCTCCCAGGCCTCCAAATCGGTTGATATAGTTCGGCAGGAAGTAAAGAGGAATTACTTGTCCTGATTGGACGTATGGACAGGTCGCGTCCGGCGTATAGGTGACGGTAAGATAGAGCACAGCTGGCCAGACGATACCTATTGGGCCGAGTGTCGGGTCATTATTGTAATGCGGGTCTCCCTGGCAATCGCTATCTACGCAAGCCGGTGCAAGTCCGATGCTCCCTGAACTGCTCACAGATGGTTGACTGAATCCGCCTCCTGATCTGGAAGACTTTGAGGAAGCAAGTGTAGACGATTTTGCAGATGACTTGGCTGACGATGCAGCAGCGGCCGATGATACCGACAGCTTAGATGATGACGAAAATATTGAAGATATCAGGCTGCTCAAACTGCTTGGAACGCTTGATGACGGCGGCGAAAGAACGCTACTTGATGGTGGAGACGTTACACTGCTTGACGGTTGCGATGGAATGCTCGACGGCGGAATAGGCGGAATACTCGATGACTGTCCGCTACTTTGCGGCGGCTGCGAACCGCTGGATTTGCCGCTTGATATTGGTCCGCCGCTCGATGGAGGTGGGCCTCCGCTCGATGGCGGAATGCTCCCGGCAGAAGAACTACTCGATGGACTGCTTAACAAACTAGAACTACTGGAAATCACACTTGAGGGTGCCACGGAAACGATACTGGACGATGAGCGAGTACTTGAACTTGACTTCGAGCTTGCCGACGATAGCACACTCGACGATGGAAAGACACTGGAGACAATACTGCTTGACGATGCCGGTGAGAATCCGCAATTAATCAGGCATGTCAATTGATCGGTGAACGGTCCGCCAACTACGGTAAACCCGGCACTCTGCAAACTGCTCAACTCATCATTGGAAAGGAACACGCATTGAGTCGGTGCGTTAACAAGGAAGACACTGCCGACTGAGGTCCAGAATTGGGTATCGGCGAATCGCCACGTAGCATTCGCCATCTGCGAAGGCTGGTCAACTACGTCTCCCAATGCCTCCATGCTGACAGACACGGTTTTGGTGACGGCATCACCTACCAACGTCACAGCATTCGTCCAGTTTTGTTCGATGCCGATGCTGTGCTGGTATGGTGCGGCAATTCCGGGAGTCGCCGCACTGGTCATTGCACCAATTACCAGAGCATTGGCAGGGGCCGTGATTGGCCCGGAATTGGGATTGGCATCATTGCCTTGGTTGACGTGTGTTAGGCCGGCTACCGCTGGACCAGTGTACTCGTTGATCGCAACGGCAATGCGTACAGAGTTTGGCGGCGTGACGGTTATTTGATGGACGTTTCCTCCACTGGCATTGATAACGTACCAGAGTTCTATCCTTTGGCCTGTAGTCGCACTTGCTTGAGCACTTGCTAGTAGCCAATTATTGTTGTAATTGTCCTCTATCGTGTTTGGCAGTGGATTGCCGGCATTGTTCCAAGTGGCAACAGACGCAACTAAAAAGTCTCCTGGTGTAGTTGGATTGGGAAAAGAGACTGTTACCGGCAGTGTGGTGAAGTCAATTACTTGTGTTCCGGTTGCCTGACCAGGAACCGCTTTTATTTGTGAAGTCGGCGTATAAGCGGCCCGTAAAGCAATAGCCACGCCTACCGAACTAACCGGCGAAGCAAAAGTAAAAGGCGTGTCCGTATCGGAATTGACATTGAACATGTCCTGCGTGAACAAACTCATTGCTGTCGATGAGTTGTTTAGATTTGTACGCAGAGTAAATCCAGTTCCGGGAAAACCGTTGATGATGCCGGCCGGCTGCGTATAGGCCGCGAACAGCATGTCGCCATTTCGCGGAATGGGAGGAATGCCGCCACTGGCATTCGTAGATGGAACGTTGGTGTATTGGTCGCACCACGAATCGATCCAGGAAATATCCGATATCCCGGAATATTCGTGAATTCCCAGGCCCATGTAACAAGCAGCCGACGGCGTTACTCGCACCGTGCATGGACCGCCTCCGCAATCGGCACAGAAGAAGATCTTGATATAGGCTGATGGACCTGTATCAAACAGCGTGAGCGGTTCGTAAAAGTTTCCTAAATTGTCCGTGACAGTTACAGCCAAGGCACTGCCTGTGAAGGCCGAGACGACGATAATGAGAAAATTGCCGGCCGTGACATTCGACGAGAAGGCGAGAGAGCGGACTGAACCGCTGTTATTGGTTGCCTGTTGATTACCCTGCACAAAGGCAATCGTCATGTCATTTACCGATTACCTTGTTGTCCACGTTTTCCCTAAACCATTTATCCGCTTCAACCAGAGCGGTGAATGGGTCTGGCCATTCTTTCCATTCAACCTCACAATTTGGCCAGGCGGTTTTTACACGCCAAGCTGTTCCAGGACGCGTCATGTAATTTGGCACCACGAACCAACCCCGCCGCATCATCACGTCGAAAGCGTTACGGGCCAGGACGATGAATTCATCGTTGTCGCCTCCGCAACATTCCTTGCAGAAGCACTCATAGCACGGCGCAGGCGGTAGGTTTTCCAGGTTCATTCTATGCTCCTCGCTGCTATTTCTTCTGAATCTTGCCTAGGTGGTCCGACGATATATTGACAACCTATGGCAGCTACAAGCTCATACGGCTCTTCCGGATCGACACAGTTAATTACTTGCCATTCCATATTTACCTCATTTCGTAATTTTACCAGTTTTCCTTAGATAGTAGCTGACAATTCCTAAAGAGGCTGCTTCAGTTCGTCGCTCAACTCTTCCAACATGTACTTGATTAAATTGGCTTTGGCAACCATCTCGTCATTGAACAAATCTTTCCAGTTGTCATTGAGCCATTTTTCATACTTTGTCTGGACAACGATAAGTTCTTGGTAAATTGCCGTGTCTCTTCCATGCTCTGGAGGATTGTCATCGCCACCATAATCTTTTGGACTGCCAACAATATGAAGTCCCATTGGTTTTCCTTTCAATGACTTGATGAACTACTACTAACAGGAGTCCGCAGACAGTACCAGCGGCGAATCGTCGGCGAAACACTCGACGATACCTGAGACGACTGACTGGACGCCAAGGACGATACTTGTTGCGACGGCGACGAAAACGGCGATGACGGACTGCTCAGGCCAGAAGACACTAGCGAAGCCAACGGACTCGGTGAACTAGACAGGCTGGAAGACAATCCGCTTGACGGACTGGATATCTGACTGGACTGACTGGAAACCTGAGACGATGCCGACGATTTCACCGATTTAGATGACGACGATTGCGGCGATTGGCTCGGCGTGATCGGCACTTGGAGGCAGTAAAACTGTCGGGTGATAGCTGATGCTGATGACAGACTCTTGGAAGACAGCGAAGAGAATGCCGACACAGAAGAAACTTGCGACGGTGCGGCAGAAGATTGTACTGCCGACGACTGAGCAGCTGATGATTGTGCTGCCGATGACACCGGAATAGATGATGAAACAGGCGACGATGGAGATGCGGAAGATACTGACGAGACGCCAGAAGACGAAGAAGATGATGACATCGCCGACGAGATTGACGGCGACTTACTGGACGACTTCAAACTGACCGACGAACTACTTTCTTCTGACGGTAGCGGTGGCAAAGGTATTTGCAGGCAATAGAACTGCCGCACGAGAACGCTGGACGATGAACTGCTCTTCGGTGAACTGGAGGATGACGAAACAAATGACGAGGAACTGGACGGCCCCGAAGACAGAGACGACGGTGGAGAAGACACCTGAGACGATAGCGAACTGCTCCGAGATGATGAGGACGATAAACTTGATGCCGACGAAAATGATGACGAAAACGACGATGATGAGCTGGACTTTGGTGTAGGCATTCTGAGGCAGAAAAACTGCCTTAAGATACCGCTCGATGAAGACGACGATGAACTTGAGGACGATGACGAAGAGCTTCGCGGCGATGACGAAGATAGAGACGAAGAGGACGATACGGACGATGAAGAAGAGGACCGCGACGAACCAGGAGCACAACACGCCAGGCCGACAAAGAACAACGGAAGACCGGCAAATGAGCCTACCAGACGGGACCGATAAGTACCAGGTGCGACGGTTATGTTGTTTGGCTCAATGACATAGCAAGGCTCCCGGTCCCTGGGAACCAGAATATTGAACTGTTCGACGAAGGCTTGATAGACTGATGGAACACCAGCTGAACCGGTGACACGGACGATTTGGCGGAGCGGCGGGTATTGCGGAAGTGCTGGACCGAAGAACGGCGGTTGATTGTTGGTTGAGTCCATTAAATCAACCTGATTAACTGCTTGCCGATGTATTCTGTGTAGGCTGGTGGAATCGCCTGAGCCAGTTCGTCTCTCTTCATCCAGTCAATACCCATTGCAATGGATGCGGCGGAAACCTTGAAGTTGTGTTCGGAAACACTCATGGCAACTGAACCGTCGGAATGGTAGTTCCGATTCGAAACCTGATCGGTTGAATCGGAACTACCATTCCGACCAGCAAATAACTTGTGTTTCGATGGCAGCGAGACAAAACCAGAATCATTTCCTTTAACCCTATCATTGAGCATTCGCCCGCTGCCGATTATTTCGGTGTGCTTTGGATGGTCTGGCTGCCACAACCACTGATTAGACATGAATAAACGATGTCGGTAAACTTTCAATCCAAACATCGTGCCGCATAGCATGATTGAATATCCCATGTCTCTGGCAGCATCCTCGACATTTTCAATGACATAAGGCTTCCCTGATTTCTCAAGTAATTCGCGTGTTTTCTGAATCAGCATCGGATAGGTTTTACCTTTGAGCCAAGGAAGATGACGCATTCTGCTATATCCTTGGCATGGTGGACTCGCGTGAATAACTGAAAAATCACTTTGCATGTGTGCACCAGCACAATTGAATGCCGTCACAGCATTGTCAACATGGTCATATTCCGCCTCATGGAGCCAATCTAGAAAACTAAATGCATTCGCTTGATGGAATTCAAACGGATAGCGTGGTTGTGGCTCGATATCCACTCCAACAATATCAAAACCTGCACGATGATATCCCATGGCACAGCCACCAGCACCACAGAATAAATCAAGAAGTTTTGGTCTCGACATTTTACCGAACCTGGCACATTATCTGATACTCTATACTATATGAGCGATTTAAGACTAATTTCCTGCCTACTTGACAGTACTGCCACTATGGCAGAGGCTATTTCGTTGGCTGGTGTGCAATCTTATGCTCCGTCGCGTGGTAAACATGCAGATTACCGCATTTCGGACAAATGTCGCTGCCGAATTCTCTCCAGTGCATTGCATGTCCACAACTGCAAGGATAGGTCTTTCCGTCGCCTACCATCGCGTTAGAGCCATTTTGTTGCCTCTTCTGGTGTTCTATGGCCTTTGTCAGTAAGCGTGCGAAAGGCGTCATTCTTCGTCCTCCGGAAGCAATCCCATCTCTTTGGCCAACTTTACGATAATCGGGTGACGCTTCAACTTCCTCAGAGCCATCTGTTCGTATTGGTACACTCGCTGTCTTGTCAGTCCGACGATTTTCCCGACTTCTGCGTAGCTTCTGATTGGACGTGGATCCTTGTCCATGCGTGTCTCCTGTTATGAATAATCGCTTTCTTTCGTCTTTCGCCACACGTACCATCCCCTCGCAGGCAATGTCGCCGATACGTCCAGTCTGTCTTTTGTTCGTGCGTCGCGTTCGTACATACCACGATAACGTTCGCGGCAGTCGTCGCAGTCCGTCTCCGGTCCGAGTCCGCACACGTTGGGATTGTGCTCTCGCTTTGGTATGGCCATTATCAACACCTCCTTGGAGTAGCCACTCGTTTAGGGATACTTGTTTTGACTCGCTCTACGTATCTTCGGTTAAAGTATCCCCGCTGGTTTTTTGTTATCGCTGATCCGCGTTGTGGTTCAACCTTTCCAAATTGCTGGAGATAACCACCCATCCGGTGCCAGCCGGGTTCCTCGATCAGCGTACTATCCTATAACCACCGTGTTTATTCGATGCAGGAAACATGTCTCACGACATTTTATCCCGAATCGTGGTGGACTTATACCCGTCTCTCTTCCGTGAGAAACAAGACCTGACGCCTGGGTGCCTTTGGTCCCTAAAGCCCGCTGGCCCGGATTTAAGCCCGGTTCGCATCAGTGATTCGTGGGCTTCCACGACTGACCACTTGAACTTTACCCTTCTACGGAGTGCCTCTCCGTTTCTGTACGTCAAGCGTGGCCTTGTTGTCTTTTGGCCAGGTCACTTGCCGATTGTGTAGGGAATGAGAAAAAATGTCGAAAAGACTTGGATGCTGGTTGAAAGGACGGCAGGTGCTTGGTACAATCAACCCTTAGTGTGCTTTTCGACCCCGGTCAACCTCCTGAATAACAGTTCAGGCCAGTTGAGCGGGGTTTTTCTTTCCCGAGTTTTCAAGGCATCATTTCAAACGTTTTGTCATTCGTTGTCAACAACTTTTTTCCGCTTTTTCGGTTTTACTGTTTTCTGTTCCAGTTGCAGTGCATTCTGAATCGCCATATCCACGCACTCGCCAACGCCGTCAATTGACTTACCGTGTTTCAGCAGGTGTTCGGCCAAGTCGATATAGTCACCCCCCACGCGTTCCAGGCTTTCCGGTAAGAGGCCACGGAATAGTTTCTGACGAGCTGAGTTCAGTTTGGCTTTGAGGTCGGCTATCGTCATATGCCGCTTCCTTGAATAGGACGTCCAGCGATTTTGTCTGGCTGTTTTTTCTTGAATTCGTCATACAGTTCTGCCGTTTTGGTGCATTCAGGACAAACGTGCTTGTCCTGACCAATATGTCTCCAGTTTTTAGGGATGTCATTAATCCGTTCCAATTCCTCTTTTGCATCACAAGTGTCGCAGAAGATAAACCGGCGTATCATAAAAATCCTCCGGGAGAGTCAGTACCGCAACGAGCGGTCCATCCCCTCCATCACGTTCACTCCAATGATGGAACCTTCGGATGTCCAGGCACCGAGTCTTCCAGTTTCAATCCGCTCCCATCCATAGGAGAAAACCTCATTCAGGTTCCGATGTGTCCAGGAACCGAATCCTCTATTCTCTCCATAATGTCGATAGCCATGCGTATGGCTTCTCTTTCGGCATCAGTAAGACGCTCATTCACCCACTGGGAATTTTGCATCAGTTGCAGGGTTACAATCGATTCGTAGATCGATATCTTCATCCTGGCACCTCCTCTTTCCGCAGCGATTCTACTTACCTTCGAACCACCTGCACATCCAGCGGTGCCTCGATGCCGATCCGGCCGCGTCCACGATCAGCCGATAGCAGCGTCACCGTAACTTTCTGTCCGTTCCAGAGCAAGTCAATCTTCTCTTCAATCCTTCTCGTCGGTACGAGCATTACTACCTCATTGAGAAATGTTTTTTTAGCTTGATCACCGGTTCGTTCGTCGGAACTGAGACCACTTGACAGACGACAACTTGGTACCCATCCGCTCATTACTTCTCACCTCCTTGAGAAAGAAAGGACTGGCGGAGTCCTTCTCACGCCAGGCATCCTGCTTCTACATCGGAAACCCCTCGGAACATGAAACAGTCGGCATGACTACGCATCATGCCTCAAGTTTAAAACCACTGCCTGAACCCAAGCGACTGTGAATTGGACATCGGGACAGCGTGAGACCCCCGAGCAAGATCATCCCACGTCAGGCAGTGGTAAGTTCAATCTGTTGATTGAGTAACCCGGCGAGAGTTACAGCCCACGAGTATTTACCACAAGTGCAGATTACTTCTCTGGAGAAGCATGCACCTTCCGTTGTGTCCGCTGGTCCCATGACACTATGTGTATGTGGATGAGATTGGATCACAAAGTATTGCGGGTTGATGCTCGGGTCAAATTCCATCTTTGCACCTTGTATTAAATCCTGGACGGCCCAAGAAAGATAACCGTCCAGGTCTCCCACCAGAAACAATCCAGTGGGACACCAGCAGTTAACCTTACACGGCTGGCGAGTGGTCCCATGTCTTTATTCCTCTTCCGCACCTTTCTTCACGCTCCAGCCAATGCCGCTTCATGTTGGCTTCGCCTCTGGAAAGGTATTGACTGTGCAAAATCCATTCTCCATCCGTTCTGTACTCTACGTTAAAAATCTCTGGTGCTCCTGCTCTTCCTCGGCACCTACCATGATTCTTCGCTCGGATCATTCTGGTTCGGTATTCTGTCATACCAACCTCCTCAACGTCTGCAGGATCGAACCGTCGTCACGCTGTTGTGGAGCACACCTCACGAGTCGCCAGCCCATGACGACTGCTTCATTGTATTTCTCGCAATCTTTTTCGTAACCTCGGCCCCTGGTGTGTCTGCCATGTGTCCAGAGACCACCCTCAACCTCTAGGGCAACCATGGCTTGCGGGAATGCGTAGTCAAACCTCCATTGCCTCTTTGGGTGGAAAAGGTGTTCAGTGACAACTGGCCCCAGGCCGATCTCGGATGCAAGTTTCTCAAAGAGCGTCATTACCTTCTCCTGACAATCACTCACGGTTCTTGTTCCGGCGGTGCCACACGTCCATTAAGAACGGCATCGGCAAATTGATCTCCGATGATACCAGCAAGTTTGCAAAGTTTCTTTGTCATTCCATAGGTTGTGACATGAAACCGCTCGCCATCTTCGCGAACACCGAAAATAATCACATAAGCGCAACTACGTTTGTTGCAAATGGCTTCGGCATCAGAAATAGGAATTACACCAGGTTTCATGGATAATCCCTCATCAGCTGGTTCAGGTCGTCCATGATATGGGCGAACCGCTCATGGGCCTCTTTAGGAATACGGCGTAGATGCCACGCCTCACGTTCCAGAACTTTACCGCAAATCATGTTTTTCTCGATGTTTCCATTTTCTGCTTGCATGTGACAATTTCTGCACAGAGAGGCTAACAGATACCTAGCATCTATGCGATTGCCAGCCCCCATTTGTCTTGGAAAAATATGGTGAACGTCATTAGGAGGCGGCGAGTCGCACCAAATGCATGGAAGACATCGAAGTTCTTTAAGTAATACTTCATTTTCATGTCTCATCTATGCCATTCTCCAACAGGTTCAGACAATGCTTTTTCGTGACTCCATCCACGACGAAGCCTGTAGACAATAGTATTTTGCTTTATGCCAAGCTCATGAGCCCACTGAGACAAAAGTTGCGTTCGTCCAAGGTATGCCATGAGAACATTTCGTCGAGTGTTCTCGGCTTGTTCTTTTCTAGTGGCCCAGCGACAATTACCTGGTTCGTAATTGCCGCTATTGTCAATACGGTCTATGCTCGTTCCTGACGGTGCATTACCCATATCTTCAAGGAAGAATTCGAAAGATTCTAGCCACCGTTCACAAACAATAATGCCGCGTCCTCCATAGCAATGGTAATTCGGATGGTTAGCATTGTAACATCGCTGTTTCATTCCATGCCATGCTTTGTAAACTTGTGTTTCATTTCTTTCTCCGTTGGTCCAAGTATGTCCATGTTTGGTGGCAACATCACGTTTGAAGCATCCACATGATTTTGTTTTACCTGTTTTTAATTTACTCATAGCGACGAATGATTCTTTGCCGCAATCACATTTACATAAAAAACGGCGTTCATGTCCTGTCTTGGGAACTTCGGCAACAACTAAAAGACGAGTGAAACGTTTTCCGATAATATTATCTGACATGACTCGCTCCATGAAAGCGGGTTGTGTTGGTTCGGCCGGGGTGACAGCCTCGGCCGTTCCGCTTTTTATATTGAAGACGCATCATCGGTCAACAGGAGTTCTTTGTCTTCGTGGATCACACCAATTCCTCAAAAGGCAGACTATTCTCAACAACCGGCGACAACGACGCCTTGACGTTTTTAACGGCCTGAGAGTAGTAAGCTGGCTTCAACTCAACACCTAATCCACGTCGGCCATTCATCACTGCTCCAGCGACCTCAGAACCGACGCCCATGAAAGGTGTCAAGACAACTTCGTCAGGATTGGACCAAAGTACACAGCATCTTTCAATCACATCCAGCTGTAGTGGGTGCAAGTGTCTTTCGTCGTCAGTCTCTTTGGAGTCCTTGTAAGGAAGCACGCGGTTAATGCGGATGTCATCCCAAAAGCAACTCGCGTACTGTCGCCATATCCAATGGCTATACCGGTTCTCAATCTGATTTCCTTTCCAGTTTCGATAGCGGCGAAGTGAATTAGGTATTTCCCGCTCTCCAGCGTACCCGGTCAAGCCGTGCGTGTGCGTCACCGGAACTTGATTGGCACCTTTCTTTCGGAAAGGAATGAGGTAATCACCAGCGGCCACGTTCGTCAATGTGGAATCCTCGACAATTGTCCGGTGAGCCAAGGCTTTGGACATAGTTCGATTGCGGACAGCAAGAGGTTCCTTCCAGATACAGATTCGCGGCGTATATTCAAAGCCTATCTTTTCGTGGAGGCGGATTATGTCACCAGGAAAGTCTCGATAGCCGCAGATGTTCGCTCCATCTTTCGGTATGTCCATGCAATGCGTTGCTGATATTCTTCCAGGTTTCAAGAGGCGATGGATTTCTTGAACGACGAAAGAGTAATGGTCAAAAAACTCTTCGTACGACCTGCAATTAGACAAATCTAGTTCTGAACTTGAATAATGGAATAAACCGCAAAAAGGCGGGCTATGAATTGCCAAGTCAACCGAATCATCCGGTAATGTTGGCATGACCGCACAACAATCGCCGTTATACAGGGCGTAGCGGTCTGTGATTTCCTGTGTTATTATAGCCATGCTGGCACCGTTTCCTTTTCTGTGTACACCGGCTTTTCGATCCGGTTCGCCCATTGCATTTGCTCAATCAAAGCCTTGAACATCCGTTCATCTTTACTTCTCTTGGCGGCAAGATTCTTGGCAATCCTCTCCTCACCTTCGGTGAGAACTCGGTAGACTCGCACAGCCTCTTTCTGACCGAATCGCCAGCAGCGTCGAATTAATTGGTAGGATTGTTCGTAGGAATGACTGGCGAACATCCCCACTTGCGAGCAGAACTGCCAATTGAGTCCATAAGCTCCAATTTTAGGCTTGATCACGAGCACGCGTAGTTGCCCTGACGTAAATGCTTCATAAGTCTCTTCTTTTTTCTCTAAAGAATCGCAACCTCTGACTTGCTTGGCATCTGGAATTATCTTTGCCAACAAATCACCCTCTGGATTTAGATGACACCAGATAACAGCTTGTTTGCCAGTGTCCATTAACTCGGCGACTTTCTCACATCTTTCATTGATGGTCCGCCGTCGCTCCTCTTGCTCCTCAAGCAGATTCGTCGCAGGCATATCGAATAAAAAACCAGGCCGCAATGTCCGTGCTTTTACGACATACTCATTCTCTTCGAGCGGTGGCAGGATAAAGTCAGCATCATCAAAACCTAAGTCAGAAGGTTTTCGGCATGCTCTAGCCCATGAGCAAACCCACCTCCAAAAATGAATCTGTGCATGACCTCGCATGGTGTACTTGAGTGCGGACCAGTTGCGATGTCCTTTCTTTTGCTCGGTCCTGAAGAACTTGGTAATCATATCCCGTTGGCCCATCTCTCCGAGTGCTTCGCTGGATGTTCCTAGCTCCACATAATCATTTGGAGCTGCCGTTGCAGTGCATAAAAGGCGATAATGGACTGTCCGCAAAAACTCTGTTACCTCAGCACGTCTCTTGCCGTCCATTGCCTTGATGCAGCTCGATTCATCGCATACCACGCCGGAAAAGTCATTCGGCGAGAACAGGTGCAACTTTTCATAGTTAGTAATGGTGATGTTTGGCTTGATACTCCCATCACGTGACACATTGGCCTCAATGTTAAACTTGTTCGCCTCCCGATACGTCTGCTGGGCCACGGCGAGCGGCGTTAGAATCAAAGCCGGTTTATTGGTCTTCCTGACCATATTCTCGGCCCAGGCTAATTGCATGGGTGTTTTCCCGAGTCAAAGGCCGCAATCTGCGAAGATTGCGGCACGCCCCTTTCTAATTGCCCAATCGACTAATGCCGCTTGGAAGTCCTTAAGAAAACTGGGCATCCATAGTGGTTCAAAACCATCCATGGAGACGGCTTGTTGTTTGTCGGCAATAAATTCTTCGTAGGTCACTTTCGCCTCTTTGTCATCTCAGTAGGCTTAACGTCACACGGCAGCACGACCAACGAACCAGACACTTTTAACTGGTTATCTCGGGCCCATTGAAGCAACCGGTTAAGGCAGTCGGCATATTCGTGGGACTCGCATACTTGATACCAACGCTCTGATGTTTTGCGTCTCATCCAGCCGGCGTATCTGTGTTTCATTTTGTGGGCTCCTTTCCATTAACCTCAACTCCGTTTTGGCAGTCTTTCCAAATAGACGACAGGCATAAGTCGATCTTCTTCATCATCTGTTCTTCCAACAATGATCTCTGGGCACCTGTCATGCCGGTCCTAGAAAGGTGGAGCATGATGCCCCATAATTCATGCCTATACTTCTGGATGCATTCATCCCTGGTCATCATCCCTGACTACTCCTCGAAATCGTCCCTATCTGGCATCCCTTCCCATGTGTCTACCTTGACCTGTGGAGTGCTTGTCAATTGCTTCGGGAAATCCCATGGACTGACTGGTGCCGGCGAAGTTTGCCGATTAACGTGCCTAGCGACCTCCTCGGTGACGATGGTTATTCGATATACCGATCCGCCCCCGAAATACTGACTGACGAAACTCTTAACGAATCCGGAGCCGTCGCATTTTGAGCATTCGACGGTTTGTTCCATAACATTGGTTCGTGATGCGTTTGGGCATTCGCATTTTTCATGCGTGGGAATATCTAGTCGTCCCATCTTGGCCCCAAACTTCTCTTCCTCGGTGAGACGACCAGCCAATTTGACATGGCCCATTAATTCAACAATCGCCCATACGTCCTGTTCATCCATGGTTATTACTCCTCGTCAAATAGTGTTTGCTCCGCTGGTGCCAAACTTTTCAATGTAAGTAGCACCGCCTCCATGGCGGCTATCTCTTTGTCGGCTGTTTCCTGTTTCATTGTGCCGACTACAACCAAGCGGCCATACGTGTTACGCCGCATCCGCAATTCTCGTTCGACGCAGGCGATTTGGGCTTGGATGGAGATCATTTCTTAAATTCGCCAACTAAAGAATCAGATTTTGCGTTGGCTGTAAGCAATGCATGTTTGAATGCTTTCAAAATTACAGAATTTATTTGTTCGGCTTTGTCGTGGAATCTACCTTCGGCACAAGTCCAGACTTCGAAATCTCCCCAACTTCCTCCAAGAACATCTATATCTTTGTTGCCAAAGCAAACGGCGTTGTCCAAATATGAAATAAATCCAATATCCACAAGTCTGCGACAAAAAGCTCGTGCCTCAGGAATTTGAAACATTTCACGTTTGTCATTGTCAAATCCTGAAATGACGCAAACAATATGAGCACAGTTCAACTCTCTCGCATTTTTCATTTTCCGCATGTCATTCAATAAATCGTTATTGGATTCGTATGGTCCGCATTCCATAATTACTAATGTGTTTTTCATGTCAAATGCTCTCGTGGTATTTCCCGAACATGTCGAAACCAATCCATTTCGTTCGTCGGCATGAATGGCCATTGCGGATCGGGCCAGCCCCATTGATTTTCCTGAGCGAACAACGCCGCTGCCGCCCGGAAACTGCGATCACCTTTATCCGTGCAAGAGCGGAAATACATTTTCTTCCAAAGTTCTGGTCCGTTAGGAGCAGTGCTGATTCGACGCGGTCGGAATATGTCCCCGGTCATCTCGCGGAGTTGTCCGTCTGTACCGACGACCGGCCGCGACCTTTTACGAACGCCAAGATCAAAACCGCATCCTCCCCAAGCAGTTAAGCATGTTGTTCCTTTCATCCAAGTCCGTCCGCAGCGAGGGCATCGGAACGGTTCGGACATTTTCTTTTTCCGCAATCTCTCTGCCCGTAGACCATAGACAATCTCGTCGGTAAACTCCAAATCCCATTCACGATTAGCGTTTATTGATCCGTGTCGCCACCACGCTCCGCCGTGATCTTGAACGATCAACTCTTTCTTTCCGGGTGAAGCACGCAGACCTCGGCCTACTGTCTGCAAATACGTTTGGAGTGAACCGGGGATGAAAGCTAAGATAACATGTTCAATCCATGGCCAATCGACGCCCTCGCGGAGAACGTAGCGGTTGCAAACAACCTTGATTTCGCCGGCTTTCGTTCGGTCCTTTAGTTCCGAACGTGCTCCGATATCGGACTTGTACCAAGTGCCATCTATCCAGATATCATTGCCATCAATGTGGGCAGCTTTGATGTCTCGGCCCTTGAATTGTTCTGCGAACCAAAGGCTTTCATTAACTCCTGGTCCGAATAAGATGCACGGTCTGCCTTGTGGATTTAGCTTGCAGTACCATTCCCAGACGCGACCGAATATCGACGGCGTCATCATAGCTTTACGCTGCTGACTTTCGGTTGGGTCTAATCCTTCCCGAAGTCGTTGAAATGCTTTCAAGTCCGGTTCGTCAGGAGCATAATGGATAGCCGGCACAAGAGCACCACACTCTCGCAATTCACTCATGGTTCCGGCAATAATCAAGTGGTCATAAATTCCAGACAATCCCAGAGGAGTCGCCGTAAAGCCGATTACCGCCGCTCCACCTTCTTCGTGATGGGAATCCATGATATTTTTGGCGGAATTCCCGGTCTGAATATGGGCTTCATCGACCATTACTAAATCGGCTTCGTGCAGTTCCCATGTCTTTTTTTTGTTTACCCGACTATGTTCTGTCTGGATGGAGGATACTTGAAAGGGATGGTCTCGCTCGTCCTCATAACCAGCTGCTCGGATGCCATGGTAAAGCCCACCCTTCATGAGATTGCCTGACAATTGGTCAACAAGCATTCTGCGGTTTGTGTAGGCAATTACCTTTTTGCCACGTTCAAGGAAATCGCGGGCGAGCATTTCCATGATGAGAGATTTGCCGCCGCCAGTCGGAGTCACAGAACACATACGCCGAATTCCCTGGTTAATACAGGAAATAATCTCGCTGACGGCGTATGTTTGATGTTTCCAGGGAATCATCGCGTTGGGGCCTTTTCGCCGGTAACTTCTTTGGTCCAAGCCTTGAATTGGTCAACCCATGCTCCAAGCGATGAACGCAAGTCATTTGCTTCCTTGCTGTTATTTGTCTTGTGTCGTTTGCCGAATTCATCAATTTGACGAATGAGTTGGCCGAATACTGAATGGAATCCACGCCAGTCGAAGAGCACTTCGCCATTCTTGGCGGCTCTGCTGCTTTTCTTTTTTGATTTGCGTTTCTCGTTTCGCATTTCCTTGCATTCTTCGCAATTTTCCTTGACGGCTTGCCCTTTACGCAGTCGGGTTTGACAGGATGAACAATAAGCTTTTGGCTGCGCGGCTGGATGTTTTTTATCATCTTTTCCAACCACTTCGCCGCTTGGCGGGTCAACTGAGTACCCCTTCTCAGTTGCCTTATCCATGTCGTCTCGAATTGTTTTCTGACTGACCCCTTCTTCTTCGGCTATTGCACGAGTGCTCTTGCCCTCCTGCCGTGCTTCGACGACGCGGTTAATGCGTTCTTGCCGCTCTTCTTCTTTTTGTTTCTGGGTTAAATGTCTGCGGTCATAGTTCAGTCGCTTGCATTCCTCCTTGGCGGAGTCAATATCCGGGAAGGATCGTTGCATAATCGGAATCTTTTCCAGACCATGTTCTTTTGCTAGCAGAGTGCGATGGGCACCGTCAACCACCCATTCCGAGTTGTCCTTGGATTTCTCTTTCCAACACATGATCGGAAGCAGCACCTTTTTCGCATCCCGGATGGAATCCGATAAGTCTTTTAGCTGCACCTCGTCGAATGGTATTTCATCGACGA